AAGAAAGAGCCACTTTTTATGCAAAATGCATGTAATGCTAATGGTGCTATACTCTGAAATAATATGTTAATGTGTTAATATCCCCTATAGGGTTTAGGGTTTGCTTTCTGTCTGTTGTTGTGTGTTATGCAGAACTACTGAAGCGTCATACTATCGCCCCTACCATGGATTCTAGAATGGGATACATCGAAATAATTGGCGCAGCAGCCGGGGGAGGCAAAAATATCGATGCGCGAATTCAGTTGTGATGCAGTAATGCCCACGCTATAAGGGGTGCAATGCTTCGGCGTTACTTGATAGGTGCTGGATTTGCTTCTGCAGGGGCGGTTCAGAGCACTGGGCGGCAGTTCCCAGCATAGTGTCAGGTTGCGTTGGAGACTACCCTGACGGTTGGGGACTAGGCCAGATAATTAACCGTCCGAGAATGTAGAACTAATTCAACTGGTTGTCGGTCGTAAGCCTGGCAACTGCAACCGACGGTTTGAGGACGCAGCTTGCTGATGTTAGTAGAACCGTCGGGAGCGCCGCAAGGCGTAGAGTGAAGCCTGATCAGCAGAACTCTAGGTATGGGTCGCACTATACCTCTGTCCGCGTCCCAAGGGCAGCAAGACCACAGTTGGCGGCCGCTGGCTGTGGTCATTGGGATACGAATGTGTCCTTTGCTCAACTATGGGCAGTTCGCTGGATTAAAATTCAGTGCGCTGCCCACACTTTCGTTGATGCAAGCTCCATACGCACCGCCCTACCCAAAGTGACCCGTAAACGGTCGGGAGGGGTGGCAGCTAGGGGCCGAGTTCGACTGATTTAAGGCGATTTGCGCGCCTGCGTTAACCATATCCGTTAGGGTTAGGAAGCATCCTTAACGATGCGTTAACCATTCATCGCGTGGCGACGTTAACCATATCGATTAGTCTTACCGCGGCGTTAACCATTCGGATCTCCGATGGGTGACAGGTGTTGCATCTATGCAACAGCATAGCACTGGCCGCAATTGATTACCAAACATCATTAACATCTATCGGAGGGCGTTAACCTTAACGAATATGGTTAACAAACAGTTCATGAATGTTAACCATGTCTGTTAGGGTTAATGAACATGGTTAATGAAAGTCGAACGGATGTTAACCTTAACGCAGGCCGATACTGTTGCCCATCGACCACATCCGGCTAATCTTCGATATAAGGCCGATACAGGGGCGATAGCGCGCTGCGCGACCTTACTACGAAAAAGAAAGTTTTGCGATTTCGAGTGTTTCCGAACTGAACTGGTATGATTCTTGCTACGCGGGCGGGTGCGCGCGCTGCTAAAGCGCCTTCCATTTGATGTGCGAATGTTATTGATTTGTTAGTCCTCGGCGACTATACTGGTGGAAGCAACAAGGAGACGCACTATGTATTCGGAAATGGCTTACTTCGAGGGAAACCACTGCCAGCACGTCGCTGCCCGTGAGGAGCGCCTCCGCTTGCAGCGCATCCGCGCACAAGCAATCAAGGCACTCGACCGTCGCTCGGTGCGCCGCTAATGGAACCGCGGACCATCGGGCAGCTGATTAGCGGGTTCGGCGCCAAGGTGCTGGTCGCAGGGGTTGCGCTTTGGGTCGCAATCGAAGCGGTTGGCTACATCTCAACCCTGTTCGCGCAGATTAATTCTGCATTCGGGCAATAAATCGCAATTTTGTTGTAGACTTGTTAATCCCTATCCCGTAGAAGCAAACAATGGAAGCGGGGCACTTCAGCATCCGCCCATAAGCAAAGGAAGCATACCATGATCCAGTTCACCAAAGCTCAGCTGACCGAAGCCCTCACCCTCGCATCGGTCGCCATACCTCGCAAGGCGAATGTCGCTACCCTGACCGCCCTGCACGATGCGCTCCCCCTGGAGCAGCAGCTCTGCCCGCACTGCGGCATCCACCTGTCCAATGGGGTCTATTGCGTGGATGACGAGCAGCATGTGGACGGTGGCAGCACTGGTCGCAGCTACCGCGATGCCAAGGACCCCGACTTCGCAGCCGGTGCCAACGTCTGCATGGGTTGCGGGGAACACTTCGGTGATCCGGTCACCTACGAGGATGCCAAGCCCGATGCACACACCGGCACTGGGCTCAAGATTGAAAAGGACCGCCCTGAGCAGAACGGAATCAAGCGTCCGTCCGCAGGGGGTAAGTGCCGCGCAATCTGGGACGCCCTGGACGAGTATCGCGCAGAGACCGGCGAGTTGCCGACCTCCAAGACGGTCAAGGAGCTGGCGGCCGACAGCGGGTGGAACCCGAACAATGCGTCGATCGAATACTACCAGTGGCGCAAGTTCAACGGTATCGCTAAGGGCGCCTAAGCCCTAGCCTACCCCCGATATAGCGCACCCCCTGCCTGTGTAGGGGGTGCGTTGTCGTGAGTGGCACATGGATGGCGATGTGTATCCACATCCAACTGTGCAGGCCCCACAGCACAGCACAGAGGGCGATGTCGATGCGATGTCGAACGACGAAGAGGTTGATAGGGGTGGGGGTAGGACGGGATTTCATCCGATCGCCGATCGCATCCAGCAATTTTTACCCGGCCCCCATATCCCGAATGCATCTACTTCTTCAACGTGTTTTGTGCATCCTACCATTTCACTTGTAACGCTGCACGGCCTGCCCTATACCATTAGCAGCATCTGCTTACAGGAGTGTTCCATGCCCAAGCCAATAATGCGCTTTCAGTCGTTCACCAAGTCCGGTCTCAATTGGGTTGAGGGTCGTGCTACCCTGCGCAACCTATGCGCCGCCATCCGCAACACTGAAAGCGTCTATTCGGACATAGGCCTGTCGCGCAACGGCTATCGCCAGCGCACCCTCACCATCGGTGTTGGCTTCATGGGTCCGCGCGGTCTCTACCGCTGCACTTGGGGTCTGTATCTTGTATTCGGGCGCAAGGTGCGCTAAGCTAATTCAGCCAGATATTGTGGTCAAACAGGAAAGGAGTTGCGCGATGCTATTCGAGGACAAGCCCAGGAAGGTCCACTTATTCAGGGACCAGGCCGGACGTAAGCAACGGCGCGGGCTGGGCAAGCTGGTGGACAACACCCTATGCGCGTCGAACCACGGCGACAACGGACTGCTCAAGACGGAAGACCCTCGGAAGGTCACGTGCAAGCGGTGCCTGAAGCTCATGGAGGACAGCCCGGTCGGCCAGCTCGAGGTTATGCTCACTGAAACGAGCAAGCATCTCGGTGAAGCGGAGGACTTGCTGGACCTTTACCGCCGACGCACCGAGCGCCTGGAGCGCACGCTGGGCTTCGCGCTTGATTCACTGGAGGAGCGCAGGCACGTTGTCGTTCACGTTCCGACGATGCTGAGTGTCGGCGAGCTGATTGAAGCTGTGCTGGCGGACAAGGTCAAGGAGCCCGAGCAATGAGCCACCCATTCCAGACAGCGTCGGACGTTCGGAAGCAACCCGAGCTCACCGAGCAGAACTACCTCGATTTGAGCCTGATCCAGCCGCTCACGGAGGCGCAAGCTGACGAATACTTCAACAAGCCTACGCTCACTGAGCAGTATCACGCCGAGCTGGCGAAGCTGCCCGCTGAAGCGCAGGACGTCTTCAGGCGCTACGACGCTATGAAGAAGGTCCAGATTGACAACGCTTATGAGTCCGGGCGCCGCGAAGCGCACTACCGGCCTGGATACGGGGAGATGGGCGGATGACCTTGCAGATCTTTGAACAGCTTCACCCGGTCCCGCACGCGCAGAACCGCTTCCGCATCCTCGAAACCTACGAGTCCTGCGACGGAACGCGGACACGGGTGAGCGATAAGTCGTTTCCTACGTTCGACCGGGCGATGGATTTCGTGGATCCGAACCGGCCCAAGCCCCTGCACCGCCTGGAAGAGGATGATTCCGATGTGCGGGAAGGCTGAAAAGCAGATACGCGCTGACTTGGACGCGACGGGGTTGCCCTATGCCATTGAACGCGGCACCCGTCACCTGAAAATCAAGCTGTGCGGATATTTGGTCGGGATAATTCCGATGAAGGGTAAGGACAACGTCGGGGACAAGCGGACTTACTTCAACGTCCGCTCGCAGATACGGCGCAAAGCGAAGGAGTTGGCCGGTGAAAGCTGAGGTAATCATTCCCGAGGGTCGGCAAGGCTGGTGGGGCGGTCCGGATACGCGACCCCGCTGCGCGAAATGCGACAAGGTCGTGTTCTTTGAGGAAGCAAAGGCGATCGCAGCCACCGAGAAGGCGGCGGCACGGGGTCAGCCTATGGTCCATTATCGGGGCAGGTGCGGGCACTTGCACGTCGCACGGCAAAGGGTTCGGAAGAATGGCTGAAATCCCACACGATTCCCGACGCCAGATGGCTGCATTCCGGCGACCGTTCGACCTGCCTGTGCGATACGACGATTGCACGTGGCAGGAGCGGCGCGAGGTTCGCGAGGAATACATCATCGTCCAGAAGGGTCTGTGCTGGCACTGCAAAGAGTCGCTCCTGCACGACACGCTCGACGAATACAAGGCGCGCTTCCCGCTGGATCCGCGATTTTGGGGACCTGAGTTCCTGAAACATCCCGTTCACCTCCACCATGACCACAATACGGGCTTGACCGTCGGCGCTACACATGCTTATTGCAATGCAGTTCTAGCGCAATACTACGGAGAATAAGATGGACTCGCTAATATCCCTCGATGCACCTGACGACGTAAAGCGCGCGAAGGTTGACGAGCTCCACAAGAAGCTCACGCTCATGGGACGTGGCTGTGGCACCTGCCAAGCGTGCTGCACCATACTTCGGGTCGACATGGAGCCCGTTGCACCCGTCCACAAGCCCGAGCGGACTCGCTGTGGTCACCAGTGCAAGGCGGGGTGCAGCATCTACGACGCGAAGCCCGAATCTTGCTCGGTGTTCATGTGCCTGTGGCTTGCCATGGAGCTGTTTGACAACCGGATGCTCAAAGAGTGGCGCCCTGATAGGGTGGGCGCTGTGGTGGACGTCAACGAGGTCGGCACAATCACCGTTCACCTGAAGCACGAGAACGCTTGGCAGCGTGAGGGTGACCTCCGCGACATGCTGCTCTGGCTTGCGCAGGGGAAGTCCATGTTCGACCAGAATGTGTTCGTTGTCCTGGACCGTCCCAGCGGCAATCACCTTCTGTTCACCGCTATCGGAACGACGCAGGAGCTTGTCGCTTGCGGTGTCGGTCCCGATGGGTTGAAACAGTTCCGCACGAAGTATGAGGGAGAAGCGTAATGGATATCATGGCACGAGCAGCGTTCCTGACGACGCAAGCGGCCTGCTGCCAGGCAAAGCTGATGGCTATGTCCGAACAGAACGTGGCTGACCGCGCTGCCGGGCGTCCTGTCTCCTACCAGCCCGATGACTTCGAGTCTGCACCCGACCAGTTCGGTCTCGGGCACAACGCTGCAATCGAATACCTCCGTGACTACTGAATTCCGCCCGCACCTATCCCCTAGCGAAATGCTTGAGATGGGGGTGTTCGGTGGCAGCTACTTTCACGACGCTACAGACGGCGACCTGCTCGGGCTGGGGGCCGCTACAGCGCTGGCGCACGCTAACCGCGACCCGTATGACAAGCGCAAGAACTACTATGAGGCGCGCGCTGGGGAAAGCTATGCGCAGTGGATGCAAAACGGATGGATCTTCCCTGAAGACCCGCTCGGATGGTTCCACTGGTATTGCCGCTGGCACGCGGGTCGGAGGCACGAGCGCGATGAGCACCAGATGCGCCGCTGGATCAACTATAAGCGCTGGGCGCGGGTTGCGCGCACGCAAGCGTTCACGAAGGGTGACGCATCGCTTGTCGTGAAGCAAGGGTTGCTCCAGTGGGCTTATAGTCCAATGCAGGTTATTCACGGGGAGGATATGTGACACCTGACGAAATCAAGAGCTTTGGAAAGCTATTGAGGCTTCTTGCCAGCGACCAGTCAGGTGAGCGCGCTGTAGCTGCTCTGAAGGCGACCAAGTTCCTAAAGGACCGGAATCTCGACTGGCATGACGTCGTTGAGATGCTCGCCAAACCTCAGCCAGCTCCGCAACCTCCACCAGGCCCACGACCTTCGTATCAATATCATGCTAGGCCTAATCCTTATGCCAGGCAGTGGGCTCCGCCACCTCCACCCCCTTCGGGCAATAGCATCGACCACATGGACGCCGCGTGCGCTTGCCTCACACTGTTCAACTATTGGACTGCGAAGGAAGAGGACTTTCTTCTTGACATGCAAGATGTCGCATGGCCGACACAGAAGCAACTCAAGTGGCTTAAATCCCTCTATGAGCGCTATTTGCGTGAAATGGCGAACTAGATGCACGAATTCGCTTGCGGTAGTTCACCCATCCGCTAAAAGGGGTGCAACAGCAACGCACAGGAGCTTAACGTGGAAGACAATCAGACCATAGACCCCAAGGTAATCGCTCGCCTGAAGAAGATGCTGCATCTCGCGCAGCACGGTTCGGCGAACGAGGGTGAAGCGAACAACGCCGCTGAGATCGCACAGAAGATCATGATGGAGAACAACATCTCCATGGCGATGGTCGACGCGCACAGCGACGCACCCGAGGGCAGCGCACGCAAGAAGATCAAGGACGAAGGGAACGCCAAGTATGCGTTCCAGCGGGACCTGATGGCAGCGTGCTGCGATGTCAACTATGTGTTCCAGGAAGTGCGCTATGACTACTCGGGTCGCTACCCGAAGGCGTTGGGCTACACCCTGATCGGGCGCGAAGCCAATGTGGTCGGAGCGAAGCTCCTGTTCGAATACCTGTTCCAGACCATCGACCGCCTTGCGGTGGACTACGTCGGCAACCCTACGCTGGCAAGCGGCATTGCGGGGAACAGCTTCAAGGAAGGTTGCTCCGCTCGCATTGGTGAGCGCCTGCGTGACCGCCACCGCACGCAACTCGCTGAGCAGGCCCGCGCAGCACGTGAAGCCAACGTGGCAGCCCGTCACCCGGCGAGCAGCGGAACGGCGCTCACTGTGGTCATGGAAGACGTCGCGCAGACCGAGCGTGACCACAACGAAGATCTGCGTCTCGGCAAGCCCGAGGGATACACCGCCAACAAGCGCCTGATGGCAACCCGGCGGTCGGAAATCGAAGCGGCACTCAATGACGCGTTCGTTCCGCTGCGCAAGACGGTCGGTGACCGCGAAGTGCTCCGGCAGGCGGCCCGCGCGGCGTTCGAAGCGCTGTGCATCAACCGCTCCTGGAAAGTGGACGACGAGCTGGAGTCCATCTTCGACCGCGAAGTGCAGCGCCAGATCTCCTCGCACATGGACATCTATAACGAAGCGGTCCGCTACGCCAAGATGACCCCGTTGCAGCGCCAGCGCGAAGCGGAAAAGGAAGCACGCGAAAGCGCTCGCTACTGGGCACGATATGACCGCTACTATTCGCGCCAGTCCGGCCGCGCTGCACCTTCCGCAGTGGACCGCGCTGCCTACGAAGCGGGTCAGGCTACCGGCAGCACTGTGGGGCTCGACGCCCAGGTCGGTGCTGAAACCCGGAAGTCAATCAAGTGAGCGTGCTTCGCTGGATCTGGAGGGACTGGTCCCGCGCGCCCATCTCCGGCACGATGTGCCTCATGGCGCAGGGGATGTCAGGTGTGCAGTTCTTGAACGGTAACATCGACCGGGGCCTGCTGTGGCTCATCCTTGCGTCGATTTGGGTTGCGACCCGTGGGCCCATGGAGGCGGAAGATGAAGTTGAGTGACCGCCAGCGCGACCACCTCTGGAACACCTTGCGCGGTTGCGGGTGCTCCGAGGAGTGGTTGATGCATCATGGGGAATACCTCTGCGAGAACATCGCTGCACTGATTCAGCGCCCAGCTCCCGAGGTGCGTGAGGTTGTGCGCCACGTTCACCATAGCAGCCCCGCACCATCTGATTTCGGTTTCGGTATGGCGGTAGGCATCGCCGTTGGAGGTATGTTCCCATGAAGTATATCATGCTCGAGACGGAAGAGGGGATGAAGCTCCCCATCATCTTCCCCGACGTCCTGACCCATTGCTTCGTCGCGGGTGCCATGCAGCTTGTCATGGACACGCTCGACCCGAAGAAGGACTTGCGCCCCCGCCAGCTCGATGACATGCTGAAGCGGGGCAGCGCTCCGCCCGTTAGCGCGGGGTTCGTTAACATCGTCGGAGACGTCACTGTCTACGGCGAATCCGAGTCACTGGGCGGAGTGAAGAGCGTTCCCGCGGACGCTGCCCGGATCCTGATGGGTGACGCCATCCAGTTCATGCCTGATAGCATGTGCGAACTACTGATGGAGAAGCTACGTGACGGAACATAAGAACGACGAGCGCAACTGGATTGTTGCAGTGCTCACGAACGGCTGGATGAAAGTCGCATTCGCTGAGCAGGCGGAGAACATCGCGCGCCAGAAGGCTGAAGCGATGTCGCTCGACCCCGTGGGCACGAAGTGCGATCTGGAAGAGCACGACCTGTCGCTGGTCGAAGCGGTGTTCGTCTACGAGCGCAAGGGCACGGTCCGCGCCGAGAAGATTGCGAAGTGGAGCTGACATGCAAGCGTGCAATTTCGCCGGTGCCCACGCGGTAGGCAAACCGAAGGACTGGATCCCTGAGCTCGATGGTGAGTGTGGCACCATCTTCTGCATGGACCAGATGAACGATCAGCTGGGATATAACTTCAAGTATTCCATCTACAAGCCCACCGAGGCTGACCTCGCTGTGCTGAACGCTGGTGGCGCGCTGCGCCTGGGCATCATGTGTGACGGCCACCCGGTCTTCAACATGGTCTGCCTGGACAAGACCATCTGCGACGAAATCAACCTCACTCCCATGTGGGACCTTGGAGAACCTGTGAAATGAGCAAGACCCCGATATTCGACGAGTTCTTCCGCCAGCGTTCCGACGTCGTGGAAGCGAGCCAGACCCCGCGCACTGTCACCTTCAGTTACGAGGGGTGGAACAAGGCGCAGCTCGAGACGTTGGCGGGCGATAACATCAAATACACCCCGCCGACGTATTGCGGGCTCCCGCACATGGTCGACCCGAACCAGACCGCGCCCATTGTGGTCACCCACGAATATCCTCACGAGGTGCAAGCGCGCCTCAAGCAACCGTTCCGCAGGCAGAACGCCATCACCGTCAAGATTGACGGGATCATGTCCGGCGCACCTGTGGTCGAGATCCTTGCTGCCAACCTCACCGCTGCGCAGCTCTGCGACATTGCGCGTGCGTGGCTGGACGCCGACTGCCAGAAGTGGGGCAAGTTCGAAACCGATCTCGACAAGGTCATCACCGAGCATGGACGCTTCGACTAACGAAAACGCTTGCGATGCGGGGCCACCAGCCGCTAAGCAAGTGTTGCGCTGCAAAGCGCCCAACAAGGGGCGCCATCGTTTGGAGTTGTCGATAGCCTATCCGTTCCGGTGCGAGGGGTGTGGATATCATTTCCGAACGATGGCAAACCTCCGCGACCATCAGAGGGGCTTCCAATGACGATTAGAGGTTATCCGCACAAGCCAGTCCTGCATGACTGCCATCACTGCAACGGAACTGGGCGGATCAAGACACCCTTCCCGCCTTGGTCGCACGGTTGCACTTCATGCAATGAAACGGGCATCGCTGGCAATGCCGCTGTCCCCGTGTTCATCGTTCTGGTCGCTTTCCTTCTCGGGGGAATCGGCCTTTTGTTTTGGCTGTTCGGATAGGAGATATTATGGAACATGACAACGGCCTGAGCTTCAAGACGCTCAGGGAAGCGAACAAGCGGCGCCTGCCGCAGTTCAAGGACGCTCAAGGGCGCACAGCGCACGCGCTGCCCGACGGGTCGGACTGGTCGCCCGCGGAATGGGGGCAGGCTGTGCTCGGGGAGTTGGGCGAACTGGCCAACCTCGAGAAGAAGATTAAGCGGGGTGACTTCGACATGGACAACCCCGAGGTCGCTCTTGAAGTGCAGACCGAGGTTGCGCGCGAGTTCGCTGACATCGTCACCTACCTCGACATCTACGCAATGCAGCGCGGTGTCGACCTGGGCGAAGCGACCCGCATGAAGTTCAACGAAGTGTCCCGCCGCGTGAAGGCATCTGTCTTCATTGCGAAGCATGACACGCTCCTCGTGATCGATCCCGGTCAGATGGAGCTTGACTTCGAGCGTCCCCTGTGAGGGCGTCCATTACAATCGAGACCCGCCGCTTGCCCTCGGGCAAGCTGGAGGTGCTGCTCGAGCGGTCGACGGGATTCGGACGTGACAGCAAGCTCCACCGCGAGCTGTTCGAACTGCCCGACAACGAAACGACGTCTCTCCTGGAGACGCACTTGCGGAGGGTGACCACAGGTGGCTGACGATCCCATCAACCCGAAGCACTATGCGGGGACCGAGTGCGCGCAGATCGGTGAGCGTCTGACCGGCAATAGCTATCAGGTGCTCAAGTATAACTGGCGCTTGGGCAAGAAGGACGCTGCCACCATTGAGGTTGGCAAGTCAATCTGGTATCTCGACCGCGAGATCGAACTTGCCTACGGCGGGTGGCGTCCCAGCAACGGTCTTATCCTGCCGCCGGACAACTGGTTCTATGAGCTCTACAAGGATCAGAGCGACTATGTCCAGGCCTGCGCCATCAACCTTATCAACTGGAACCGGCACGCGGACAGGGATTGCTTGCATGTCCTGCGCGTCGAGCTGACGACCATGTTGACCACACTCCAGGAGAATAACTAATGAGCTTGCGCGCAGCGGTCGAGAAGGCCAAGGGACAGTTCCTCTTCTACGCGAAGCAACACCGCGACAAGTATGGGCCGGGGATGCCCCCGATGCTGCCTGCGGACGAAGCTAAGACCCGCGAGAAGGCGCTGGTCAACGAAGAGCTGGCTGCCGAGATGCAAGCCGCGCTTGACGACGAGCCGTTCGACGTGCTGGCCCTGGAGAAGGTGCAGGACTACCGCTTCGGCACGCTCACCAAGGGGACGCACTACAGCTTCGCACGGGGGCTCACCATCAGCCCGACGCACCTGCCTGCCGCGCTGGACGCTATGCTGCGCGACGGGTTCAAGCTGGTCTGCATGTTCGGGGAAGCGGTCAGCGACAAGATGGGGCTCATCTTTGAGCATGTGGGCCCGGACCCGCGCGTGCAAGGGTTGCTCGAAGCCAACACGGCACTTGTCCTGAAGAACCGGGAACTGAAGGCAGCTTACGACGAGCTGAAGTTCCGCATGGACGGTCTGGAGAAGTGAGTAACGAGGTCATCCTGACCTGCGGCCACTGCGAAGGGAAGAACCCGCGCCCCTTGCCTTATCCAATGAACGAACCGGATAAGTGCCAGGAGTGCGGTGTCCCTTTCCGCACGCATCTGGACGTCCTGCTAATGGAGGCGAAGTTCGTCACCCGGCAGATCAGACAGAGCAAGTGGGGCAGCTTTATCGAAGCGGTCGCGAACACGGCCATTGGATACGTCATTGCGCTGGTCTGTATGCGCGTCATCATGTGGGCCTACGACTTCCCGATGGGCACGCGCGAGACGAGTATTGTGGTCATGTGGATGACCGTTGTTTCGGTGTTGCGCGGTTACGTAATCCGCCGTATGTGGAACGCACAGTTTTGGAGGCGCAAGCGTGGTTGAGGATTACGAAACCTCGATGCGCCGACAGTATCGCCAGTCACAGGGGTTCGCCCATGTGCATAAGGATGAACCAGAACCGACGAACCGGCATATGCGCAGGCGTCTGAAAGCAAAGGAGCGAGCGAGTGGGAATCGACGTCAGGCAGAAGGGTGCGGAGGGGGAGCGGCAGGTCATCAAGATGCTCACCCCGATCATCCAGCAGGTGATGCGGGACATGGAGTTCCCGGCTGACAAGGTGGAAGCGGCGCTCAAGATGGTGCAGCGCAATCAGAACCAAAGCGCTGTCGGCGGGAACGACCTGTCCAACACCTTCGGGCTATCTATCGAAGTGAAGCGGCAGGAGCAGCTTGCCATCAACACATGGTGGGCACAGTGCGAGAACGCTGCGGCTCGCAACAACGAGCTCCCGGTCCTTATCTTCAAGCAGAACAATAAGCCCTGGCGGTTCATCACGCTGGGCTTCTTGCACGTCCCCGCGGAGCGCGGCGCCTGGAGCAGCTTGCGCGCACGGGTCGAATTCAACGAGGAGACTTTCAAGAAGTGGTTCGCGGAATGGGTCCGGGGGCAACTGCTGAATGGCTGGGAGGCACGGATCTAATGGATGAGAAGTATTGGCTGAAGTCCCGCATCAAGTGGGACAAGCACATCAACGGTGAGGACGGCTTGCCAGTGCTGTTCATCAAGCATCTGTTTCACTGGGCCGGCCGGCGCATCGACCTGCACAAGATCGTCTGGCCCGATCAGTGGGAGTGCTTCCACAGCCACCCCGCAAGCTGGGCTATCCGAATCATCCTGTGGGGCGGTTACGTCGAGGAAATGCACGACGGCACGATGCGCCGCTGGTGGCCCGGTAAGATCGGCATCGTTCGGAACACCGACGTCCACCGCATTAACCGCTTGCTAAGGGAGCGGCCCTCCTATAGCTTGTGGCTTAGGGGCAAGGTTCGCCATCCAACCGGATTGTTCGGAACGGGATGGCCGGTCGAGCTTCAGAACACCTATCACAAGTCAAGCGAGGAATAACATGGTTCGGAATGCTGGAGAGTTCATTGCCTGCGTTGAGCAGGGTGCGAGCATGGGCATCCGCCCTGAGTCCCGCATCCTTGCTCGCAAGGGTGAGTTAGGTGCCGAGCACGTCATTGAGCACGTCAAGGTCCGCAGGGGCCGGGACGGCAAGATGGAAATGATCGTGCAGATTGCGGAGCGCCCGAACGATGGATGAGACGGTGGCGGAGGCTGTGGTCAACGATCCCACAGTTCCCCAACGCCTGTCGATCGACCCGAACAGCCCGGACTTCCATCCGTCGTATGTGCGGGTCGGCGTCCGGGTGGATGGGAAGGAGCGTAACGACCTCCAATGGTATGACGTTCAGAAGCTGGAGTATATGACCACAGCCAAGACGTCGCACCTCGCAACTTCAATCGAGCCCTATTGGCGCTGGGAAGAGAACCGTCAGCAGCGCCGGGCCCGCGAACGCTGGGAAGGGAAGCGCAAATGAACGTGCCCGATTCTGTCACTGCTATCGAGAAGCTGTCCAAAGAGATGCAGGACGCGGCTAACACCGCCCAGCATTCCTCAGCTCGCTACGAAGCGCACCTGACGCTCTATAACGTCGCCTGTATGCAGGGTGACGACAAAGAGATCGAGGTGCAGCGCCTTGCGGTGCTCAGCCAGATCGAATCGCTCCTGGATGCCAGCTTCAACCTTTACTCACGTCGGCGCATGATTGCGGATATTCAGCGCAACGTAACCTAGTTCAACGGACGTGACTTTCCGCTTGCGTCTGTGCGCGGGCTTCCCTATAGCATGTGCATAGACGCAAAGGAACAAGCAAATGGCCGGACTTAATCTAGACGTTAGCAAAGTGAAGCCCCACGAAGGGTTCGGTGACATCCTATCCGAGGTGGATACCAGCACCCGCTGGAGCAGCTTCCAGACCTCCATCTTTGCTTTCGTTGAGACCGGCACTGGCAACGCCATTGTGGAAGCGGTCGCAGGGTCGGGCAAGTCCACCACCATAATCGAAGCGATGAAGCTGGTGAAGGGGCAGTCCATCTTCCTTGCTTTCAACAAGGCGATCGCAGACGAGCTGAAGCACAAGGGCGTCAACGCGCGCACCTTCCACTCGCTGGTCTTCAGCCCCGTTATGCGTGCCAAGGGTGCGCAGAACCCGACCATGGATAAGCTCCGGAAGCTGTGCCGGGAGAATATGTCGCGGGACGAGTTCACCCTATATGCGCCGTTCGCGCAGAAGCTGGTGGGCTTGGCGAAGCAACAGGGCGTCGGGTTCCTCACCCCGGACACGATGGCAACATACCAGGCCATCTGCAATCACCACAACCTCGAGCCCGAGTCGGACCGTGCAGACCTCGGCACCGGCATGGAGTTTGCGCAGCTTCTGCTCCAGTGGAGCAACGAGTCCGACATGGTGGACTTCGACGACATGCTCTACTGGGCGGTGCGCGACCAGATCCGTCTGCCCAAGTTCGACTTTGTGTTCGTTGACGAAGCTCAGGATACCAATATGATCCAGCGGGAAATCCTGCGGATGATTATGGGTCCGAACAGCCGCATGATTGCAGTGGGCGATCCGGCGCAGGCCATCTACGGGTTCCGCGGTGCGGATGCAGCGTCGCTGAGCAACATCGGACGCGAGTTCAACGCGGTGACCCTGCCGCTGAGCATCAGCTACCGCTGCCCGACCAGTGTGGTCAAGTATGCGCAGCAATGGGTCAGCCACATTCAGGCAGCGCCCAACGCGGCCGAGGGTCTGGTTGAACACCACGAGCAGGACTGGGAACCTGCAATGTTCCTTCCGAACGACTTGGTCGTGTGCCGCAAGTCGGCCCCGCTGCTCCAGGTTGCGTTCCGGTGCATCCGTGCCAGCATCCCTGTCCAGGTGTTGGGCAAGGAGATTGGTGAGGGTCTGAAGACGCTCATTGATAAGATGAACGCACGCGACCTGGAACACCTCACCGAGAAACTTCAGGCGTATATGATGCGCGAAGTGGAGAAGGCGAAGAAGGATGATGACGACGCCAAGGTGGAAGCGATCACCGACAAGGTAGGTTGCATCCTGTTTATGATCGACGGGCTGCAAGAAGACCGGCGGGACATCGCTAGCCTGAAGGTTGGCATTGACTATCTGTTCAAGGATAAAGAGAAGTGCGTTAAGCTCTGCACCATCCACAAGTCGAAAGGCTTGGAAGCTGACAGGGTGTTCTGGCTCGGTCGCAACGAGTGCCCCGCACAGTGGGCGCGCCGCGATTGGCAGCAAGTGGAGGAGATCAACCTTTGCTATGTTGCAGCCACCCGCGCCAAGCGCGAACTTCATATGATTGAGCTGTAAAAGAACCCCGCTGGGGGCCCGCACAGCCCCTAGCGGTGCGGGGGTGCGGCACAGCTACCCCGCGCGCTACAGCGGGCACCCTGCCCCGGCGCTACCGGCCTGCAGCGTGCATCTAACGCTTACCGCTTGCGCAAGGCGCGATTCTCGTGCTACTGGTCGCTTATCAGCAGGGAAATCAGCATGGCCACCAGCGCAGACAAGATTGCAGCAGCACTTCGACCGATCGCACCGGACGGCAAGCTGCTCGCCGCGGAGATCCCGCTGATCAACAGCCTTGGTGACCTGTGGGACACCCGGCGCAGGGTCATCAGCGACCCTGCCACCGTATCCAGCATGGACCCCGCATGGGTGACCGCCGCTCGCTCCAAGATTGGCGAGAAGGAAATCCCTGGCAGCAAGAACAACCCGTGGATCGTATCCAACTGGCAGCGTCTTGGCGCCAAGTGGTTCAACGATGACGAGACTCCGTGGTGCGGCAACTTTGTCGCATGGGCGCTTGACGCCGCTGGACGTCCGTATCCGAAGGAGTTCCCGCGCGCGGCCAGCTTCAAGAATTATGGCACGGCGTGCGCAGCGCAAGTCGGCGCCATTGGCGTCAAGGCGCGTGTCGGTGGGAACCATGTGTTCATCATCGTGGGGCAGACCCCTGACAAGATGTATTACAAGGCGCTGGGCGGGAACCAAGGCAACGCGGTGAACATCATGGACATCAAGAAGGTTGACGTCGACGCCATCCGTTGGCCGACTGGTGCCCCCATCCCCGCAACCCCTTATCTGCCGACGCTGCCCAAGGGCACCATCTCGGTCAATGAAGCATGAGCAAGGTTGGCACCTTCTTCCACTGGCTGGGACATCCGTTCCGCGCCATTGCAAACGCCTTCGCCCTGCTCGTCAATCTTACCAGCAGGCAGGTCAAGGCGCTGTTCTCGCTTGCCATGCTAGGCGGCATGATTTCCCTGTCGTTCCAGAACGCACTGCTGACATACGTCGCCAAGAGCGCTGTGGAGCAGGGTGACACCTTCCGGGCCTACTTCGACCTTATCCAGGAGCAGATGCGCTTCAACTCAGGTCTGATTGCATGGTTCGCGGTCATCATGGGATTGATTGTGTTCGGGGCTGATTACTTCCGCGCCAAGGTGGGCGACAAGGAAGTTGGCTTCGGGCGCGGGCAGGACGTCCCGGACAACCCCCTGCCGACCAAGCCCACCCCGCCTCCGCCCAACCCGGAACCAACGCTTGAGGATGCAGCCTGATGCCTAGCTTGCTCGCAGTGAAGACGTTCCTGACCTCGAAGTGGCCTTACCTGGCGGCTGGTGTGGTCATCATCGGTGCCTGTCTGTTGCTCGCATATTGCACGGGTCGCAGCGACGGCAAGTCCGGTGAGGTTATCAAGGCGCAGGACCGGGAGATCAAGGTGCAGACGAAGGTCGGTGCCGCGAACGAGAATGCAGCCGGCGCACGGGTTGACGATGCCACCAAGCTGCAGACGCAGCAACAGGAGATTGAAGATGCGGTCCGCAATGCTAAAGGTCCTGACGATGTGCGCGCTCAGCGTGGCTGTGTCATCCTGCGCCAGCAGGGTAGAGACACATCTGCAATTCCCGCCTGTCGCGGACCTGAAGGTCGACGCTGAGCCGGAGTATCCGGTTGCAGCGCTGGAGCCGGGTGAAGCTGGGCAGCTAGCCGAAGACGCCTGGCGTGACGAAATTCTCATTTGGGGCCGCAAGGGGTGGATGCAAACCGCCCGCGTCTGCAAGTGGGCCACTGAGTTGGGACTGGATGTCCCGGAAGGATATTGCGGTGAGTGACTTTCTTGATGTGGCGCCTTGGGCTGTTGTCACGGCCATCGTCACATGGATTGGACAGGCGTTTATCTACCGCAAGGATTGGCGGAAGATGGAGCTTGACCACAAGGCAAACATCGAGACGAGTCGGGACGACCTTGCGATCGAGCTTCTGTCCAGTGCCCGGGCGGAAGTCGTTAGCGCACGCTCCGAGATGGAATCACTGCGCGACGAGATGAAGGCGCTTCGCTCCATGGAGCAGCACTTCTATCATTTCCAGCAGGCGATCGACCATCTGTCCGCTGTGCTGTTCGCCAAGGACGAGGACGAGAAAGCCACCGCGGAGCGCAATGCCCGCGCGTTCCTTGCGCGCATGAATCGCTTGCAGGAGGCGAAGGGCACCATCGCCAATGAGGTCCAGCGAATGGACGCGGGTCTCAGGAACACGGAGAAGAAGATCCGTGACGAAGGAGGTCAAGTTTAATCGATAGCGGAAACGCTTGCAGCCACCCGTCCGAGTCTGTTACACTGACCCGGAAGTTAGTTCGATTCACGGAGCAACGAGCCAGATGAACGCCGGCCCCTCTCTTGATCCACAGAAGATGGAACCGCCTGCTCTCACCGAGAAGGAGATTGCTGTTCGTGAACTGTTCGTTGCGGAATACATCAAGGACAACGACCCCTATCGGGCGTGCATCCGGATGGGCTTCCTTGCAGCGTTCGCGCCCGACCAGGCCAAGATCTTCATGCACGACGGTTATGTCCTGCGGCGCTTGGCTTGGCTCCAGCAGCAAGCGGTCAGCCCCAGCGAGCAGGATAAGGCTGAGCAGCTTGCCAACCTCCGCTGGTTGACGTTCAACGGCACCCCCTCGTCCCGTGCGATTGCTGCGAAGCAATACATGGAGGCCCAGGGCTACGTCAAGAAGAACGAGGATGGTGCTGAAGCCCATGCCGCGGCGCTTGTCGATGCTCTGAAGGAGTTTAGTCAGAACGCTCCGCAATGAGTAAGCTCATCCTACAGCGCCAGAAGGAGCGCTGGTATAAGCTAATCGATCACCCCGTTCAATTGTCCCTGATGGGCGCAGTTGGACGGGGCATTCGTTTCCCCATTGTGCCAGCAGGGCGACGGTCAGGCAAGACCGAGCGCGCGAAGCGCTTCCTCGCCAAGCAGGCGATGGAGAACCCGAACGAGAAATACTTCGCGGCAGCTCCGACCTATAACCAGGCGAAGAAGATCTGGTGGGACGACTTGAAGATGCTCACGCTCAGCGTGCTGCACATCAAGAAGCCGTCTGAGTCCGCGCTAATCATTTATCTACCGAACGGGACAGAGATCCATGTGCTCGGGCTGGACCAGCCACAGCGCATTGAAGGCATCAACTGGACCGGCGGTGTCATTGACGAAATCGCAGACATCAAGAGTGAGGCGCTTGAGGCAAACATCATGCCCGCCCTCAACACAATGAATCCGACCCGCCCGGATTACCGAGCATGGTGCTGGTTCATCGGGGTTCCCGATGGGCTCAACCATTACTATGACATGGCTGAGTATGCTCGGACCAGCGGGGATCCAGACTACGCCTACTTCCACTGGAAGTCAAGCGAGATCCTACCTGCTGACATTATCGCATCCGCGAAGCGCACCATGTCGCGCAAGCAATACCTCCAGGAGTATGAGGCCAGCTTCGAGACTGCCAGCGGTCGTATCTATGAGGACTACGATGGGCGCATCGGCGGGCGGAACCATACGCAACACTTCATGGAACCACATGAAGAACTGTTCTGGATGCACGATCAGAACTACACCCCGCTGAGCAGCGCCATCGCTGTGGTCAGGAAGGGGATTCCATACATCGTTGACGAGATCGTCCTGGAGAGCGCGGTGTCGCGCCAGTCGGCTGACGAGTTCGTTGACCGATACAAGGGCCACCAGAATAAGCTAGTCAACATCTATGGCGATCCCGCCGGTCGAGCAGGTGAGAAGCATGGGCATAAATCGGACTACACCGAGATCGAGGAAGTGCTGCGCATCAACGGATGGAAGTATCGCCGCCGCGTTCGCCCGTCGCATCCTTCGATCCGCGATCGACAGAACGCGGTTCGTGCCAAGATCCTCAACGCGGCTGGGGAGACGACGCTCTACGTAAATCCGAACACTGCACCATGGACGCACAAGGGTCTAGCAACGGTGCAGCTCCAGGAGGGGTCAACCTTCCAGGAAGACCAGAAGAATAAGTATCAGCACATCACAACGGCAGTGGGCTACTTTGTTGATGTGCATTGGCCCGTAGGCGAATCGCTGGCGAAAGCTGGCACGACTTCGGGCCACTTTTGATAACGCTTGCGCCCTAGCGGGTGCAGTGTTAAGCAATGCGCGAACAGGCCCTAGGGGATTCACATGGCAATCAATTCAGTCCATCCGCAATACGCGGCAAACAAGCCAGATTGGATTCAGCTCCGGGACGCTGCGAAGGGCGAGCGGGCTGTCAAAGCGAAGGGCCAGCTTTACCTTCCTCCAACGAGCGGCATGATCCTGGACGGGTTGAACGGCCCGAATAACGGGCTGACGTATAACCCCGCTGGCGGCAACGGTGCGGGCACAGGCGGAGCACCGACGCAGGCAGCGTTCGGCGGTAAGAACATGGGCCAAGTGGCCTATGAGGCTTACAAGCTGCGGGCGGTGTTCCCGGAGTATGTGTCGGACGCCCTTGAATACTTCATGGGGTCGCTGCACAACAAATCCCCGGTCATTGAGCTCCCCGAAGAGATGGAAGACCTCCGGAACAACGCCACTCCCCTTGGCGAGCCTCTGGAGATTCTGTTGCAGCGGATCAACCTGGAGCAGCTGACCACAGGGCGGGTCGGCATCCTCCTGGACCTGCCCAAGAAGCCTGATCCGGCACGCCCGCTTCCGTTCATTGCGCTATACGTGGCGGAAGCGATCATCAATTGGGACGACCAGACCGCTGACGGCGACGACGAGGACGCAACCGAAGAAGGTGGGCTGCGCGAAGTGCTCAACCTTGTCGTTCTTGACGAGTCCGGTATCAAGCGCAACACCGACTTCGAATGGGAGACGGTTGAGCGCTACCGCGTGCTCCAGCTTGGGGAGATTGGTCCCAACGAGACGGAAGGCGTCTATAAGCAAGGCCTCTTCCAGGAGAACGTGGGCACGGGTCTCACCTATGACGAGACCACAATGGTTCCTCCGATGATCCGTGGCAAGTCGCTGCCGCGCATCCCCTTCAAGTTTATCAACACGAAGGACATCTCGCCCGAGCCTGACCAGTCCCCGCTGATGAGCTTGTGCCGGCAGTGCTTTACCATCTACAGGGGCGAAGCGGACTACCGCCAGAATCTGTTCATGCAAGGCCAGGATACCCTTGTGGTCATCGGTGCGCGCCAGCGCAACAGCTTGCCGGGTGACCCGCTGGTGGAGGAACCCCTCCGCACGGGTGCAGGAGCGCGCATTGACCTGGAGCTCACCGGGGATGCCAAGTATGTAGGGGTGAACAGCCAGGGGCTTGCGGAGCAGCGCACCGCGCTCAGCAACGATCGCAAGCGCTGCGAGTCGCGCAGCGGCCAGCTTATCGACGCGTCGCAGGGTGACAAGGAATCTGGCGCAGCGCTTAAGACCCGCGTGGGCGCGCAGACCGCCACCCTGAACCAGATCGCCAAGACCGCTGCACTGGCGCTGGAGATGCTGCTGAAGGAATGCGCCGAGTGGATGGGCGCTGACCCTGCGAAGGTCAAGGTGACACCGAACCTCGAGTTTGCGGACTACCAGATGGCGGGCCAGGATCTGGGCAACCTGATGACCGCCAAGCGCAACGGTGCGCCGCTGTCCATGAAGTCCATCCACCGCTTGGCGGTGCAGGGCAACCTGACGAACATGGATTACCAGACGGAGCAGGATGAGATCAAGGCCGAGCCCCCGCTGGCAGTCGACCCGAACATCCAAGCCAAACTCGACGCGGAAGCTGCCGCTGCGAAGGCTGGTGGCGGTGCAGGGCCAGGCACGGGTGATCCGCTTCCCAAGGATCCCTCCAACCCCGCTCCGCAAACTGGACCGGAAAACTAATCACCAACGCCTACGGGCACAATAGAAGGAAGAGAATATGGCGTTCAAGATGGAACTCGACTCCCTCGACGGCCTCCCGGAGGAGGTTGCCAAGGAATACGTCGAGAAGGATGGCAAGTTCGTTATCCAGGTCGAGGGCATGAAAACGCAGGAGGACGTCAACCGCGTCCAGAACGCGCTGACTGCTGAGCGCACTGCGCACGCCGAACTCAAGACCAAGGTCAAGACAACCTTCGGTGAAGAGAAGTTCGAGGACGTCCGCGCCAAGCTCGACAAGATTCCCGAGCTGGAAGCGATCGCGGAAGGCAAGCTGGACGAGACCAAGATCACCACGATCGTCGAGTCGCGTCTGAAGGCGAAGACTGCGCCGCTCGAGCGTGAGCTCACCAACGTCAAGAACGAAAACACCGCGCTGAAGGCAACGGTGAGCACGTTCGAGTCGAAGGAGAAGGGTCGCACCATTGCGGACCAGATCCGTGCCGAAGCGTCCAAGGCCAAGATGCTGGACGGCGCAATCGATGACGCGGTGTTCCTGGCGGGTTCCGTGATGGAGCTGCAAGACGACGGCGTTGCTGTGGTCAAGGCAGCTACCGGCTACACCGAGGGTCTCAGCGCGAAGGACTTTATCGCTCAGCTCCAGGAGAAGAAGCCTCACTGGTGGGGTCCGACCGTCGGTGGCGGTGCAGGTGGCAACCGTGGCGGTGGCCCGAGCGTTACGAACAACCCGTTCTCGCACGAGAACTGGAACATGACGGAGCAGGGCAAGCTCCTCAACAGCGACCGGACGCGCGCTGAAGCGCTCGCCAAGGCGGCAGGGACTTCGATTGGGGGCAAGCGGCCTGCGCCGAAAAAATAATCGTTGACTCGGGTAGCTGGTCCATGTTAGCTCTGCACTCAAGCGGGGCAATGTGCCAGCTATCCGATCCGGGTCCATGGGACGGGATCAACCTCCAACCTCCAAAGCAAGGAAGCCTGTCCCATGGCAAGCGGTGTTACCCGGATTTCGGACGTCGTCGTTCCGGAAGTGTTCACTCCCTACTCGCAGTTGATGACGCAGGAAAAGTCCCGCCTCATCCAGTCGGGTGCAATTGTTGTCGACGCCGAGCTGAGCAACCTGCTCAACGGTGGCGGCCTCACCTTCAACCAGCCGTTCTTCAAGGACCTGGACAACGACGAAGAGAACGTCAGCAATGACGATCCGACCGACGAGTCCACCCCGAACAAGATCGGCACCGGCAGCGAAGTCCAGATCCGCCTGTCGCGTAACAACTCCTGGAGCTCCATGGACCTGACCGCCGCGCTGGCGGGTGCAGATCCGATGGCAGCTATCGCGTCGCGCGTGGCGGACTATTGGGTCCGTCGACTCCAGCTTGTGTTCGTCTCCACGATGAACGGTGTGCTGGCTGACAACGCTGCGGCTCCGTCGGGTGGCGATACCCACACGCAGAACGACATGATCCACGACATCTCCGGCGGCGCGTTTGTCGACGGTGTCACCAACTTCAGCGCGGAAGCGTTCGTTGATGGTGCGGTGACGATGGGCGACGGCATGGATGACCTCACGATGGTCATGATGCACTCGCTGGTCTATGCGCGTGCGCTGAAGAACAACCTGATCGACTTCATGCCCGACTCGGACAACTTTGCAGCGGTGCCCAACACCACTGGTCCGCGCAAGGGCATTCCGACCTTCCTCGGACGCGAAGTGATCGTGGACGACGGTATGCCTGCGGCCGGCGGTGTGTTCGACACCTGGCTGTTCGGCGCCGGTGCGTTCCAGTTTGGCGCGGGTTCCCCCGCTGTCCCGACCGAGACGGACCGCAAGCCCGAAACCGGCAACGGCGGTGGACAGGACATCCTGTATAACCGCGTCGAGTGGACGCTGCACCCCGTGGGCTACGCCTACGTCGGCGGCACCACTGCCAAGGGCGGACCGTCCAACGCAGCCACCTCGGGCAACCTGGGCAACGCAGCCAGCTGGCGGCGCGTGTTCAACGAGCGGAAGCAGATCCGCGCCGCTCGTCTCGTCACCCGCGAATACTAAGTCGAACGGGGCGCCTTCGGGCGTCCCCTTCCTCTTAGACGCCAACTGGAGACATTCCAATGAAGGGACTTCCTCGTTCGCTTGCGCACGCCAACATCGGCGTCAGCAAGAACATCCCGGTTCGCAACCTTGCGATTCGGACCACGGGCGCTTCGGGCGTCGGGTTCGGCACCGCTGTGATCCGCGATCTGCCGGAGGGCAACCTGTTGCTCCTCGGCGCTGTTGCTTACCTCCAGTTCACCAAGCTGGACGCCGGCACCATTGCCACCTTCGATGGTGACTACGCTCTCGGGTCCGCCCCGACTGCGGATGCCACCCTCAACGGTGCTGAAGTCGATATCGTTCCGAGCACCGCCCTTGGCGCTGCAACGGCCGGTGTCAGCCCGTTCGCTCGCGGGGCAAACGCCACGCAGGTGATCCTCGACAACACCGATGGCTCCTTGGAGCTGAACCTCAACCTGCTGATCGACGATGCGTCGGTTAGCGCGGACGACCAAGACTTCACCGTTAACGGTGTGGTCACGCTCGCGCTGATCGTGCTCGGCGACGATTAAGGAGCGCACCATGTCCGACAAGATCAAGGAAGCGCTCCAGAAGCTGGACCCCGCAAACGAGAACCACTGGACCGCTGATGGTTCCGCGCGCCTCGAGACCGTCAAGTTCAACATGGGTGGCACCGCTGTCTCCCGTGAAGAGCTGGATGCGGCGTTCCCCGGCTTCAACAAGGACAGCGCTGCCGCTTACGAATGGCCCGCTGCACAGCCGGCCACAGGGGCCCCAGCAGCCCCGGCACCGCCTGCCCCCGAGCAGGGTAGCGAGCAGGGTGCGGCCACGCCCCCAGCCGCCCCGCTGCCCGAGCAGGGCGGTGAGTCCCCCTCTGCAACCGGGGAAGGTGCAGCCCCGGCCGAACAGGCACCCGAGTCGCCCAACGGACCCGCTGGAGGGGATGACGAAGAGGAAGCCGAACAGCCCGAAGTGGACTTCGGAGACGATGATGACGCCGATGAAGTCACGGCGCTGGAAACGTCGTTTCAGGAGATCCAGGAGCACCTCACCGGTCTCCGCGGGCAGGTGGACGATCTGAACCGTGAAATCGATGCGGTCTCCGCAATCGAGCAGCGCGTTCACAACGCCATCCAGAAGGCGAAGCGCAATCGGGGTGACCACAAGCCCGCCAACGCGATCCAGGAATATCTGGCTTCGCAGAAGCGCATCTCGGCAGCGAAGGGTGAGGTCCGCAAGGGCCTGCGCGAAAGCGGCGTCAACCTGAAGGAGCTTCTGAAGATGGCGGGCAAGTCCCCGTTGGATGCTTCCATGGCGCGTCCGACCGCACGTCGCGGTCGCGGCTCGAGCGGGATGTAATGAATATGGCGCGGTCAACAGCCTTCAAGAAGTCACTGTCGGCCGCGCTGTATTATGCACGGAAGCGTCGCAAGGCGCGGTGGCTGGCGCAGTTCCCGACCAGCGATCCCGGTGTAGCTGGGATGGAGTGGAACGACAACGGTATCATCAAGACGAGCGAGGGATAATCAATGGCGTTCGTTGCTGAGGACGGAACCGGACTACCGAACGCCAACAGCTTCGTTGACGTCGCCTTCGCGGACGACTACTTCACCAGCATGGGCAACATCGCTTGGGCGGGTGATAATACCGCCAAGGAAGGTTGGCTGGTCCAGGCCACCCTTTATATCACAACCGTCTTCGGACGCCGCTTCGGTTGCTACACGAAGCTGGAGGAAGACCAGTCACTTCCCTTCCCGACCGAGGAAACGGGGATGCCACTTGCCCTCAAGATGGCGACCTGCGAATACGCGGTGCGCGCCAAGGCAGCTCCACTGATGCCAGATCCGGTTGTCGACGCCAGCGGCTACGCTGTGGTCACAACCCGGAAGAAGGTGGGCCCCATCGAAAAGGAATTCAGCGTTGCTGGCAGCTCGAGCCAGGCGCAGCTCTACCGGAGCTATCCGCTACCCGATTCCATGATGAGCTCCATCGTCTGCGCTAGCAGCGGTGGCACGCGGGTGATTCGATAATGGCTGGCGTGTTCGATGACGACATCGCAACGGCCCAGGAGCTGATTGCAGAGTTCGGCCAGGATTGCTGGTGGCAGAAGCCCGCGCCGGTTGACAGCACTGCGATCCCGGGATACCCGACTGACGGTGAGCTGCCAGATGCAGTGCCCTGCAAGATCGCATTCTTCAGCGCGCGGGACCTTAACCGTGGCACCTTTGAATTCCTCCAGCAGATGGGCTTGTCATTGGAAGTCCCCGTTAGCGGGGAGATTGGCCTGCTTGCTGGAGGGATCAGCTTCACTCCCGAGATGACGGACACGCTCCGCCGGGGTGCAGTTGACGCGCCCGAAGTGTCAATTGACAAGCTGGACCGACTAGCCCCGAACGGGACGCCGGTCCTCTACTATGTGGAGGTGACAGCATGATCACCCCGCAGGACGCCCGTAAAGAGATGTTCGCCAAGGTCGATGAATGCTGGCAGGCGCACTCCGCTGCGATCGTTGGATACGTCCCTGAGATCCGCTGGCAGGGTATCGAAGAAGCAAAGGTGCCGGGTGCAGACAAGTTCTGGATGCGCGTTGGCACCACCACAGTGACCACACGTCAAAGCGGGCACAGCCAGCCTGACGGTCCTGAGGGTTCCCCGGTCGTGTATGACACCTATGGGTTCATCACGCTCCAGATGTTCGCTCCGATGAAGGGGCGGGAAACTTGGAGTAAAGGGGAGTTGCTTTCCGAGCTTGGACAGCGTATGTTCATGGCCTCGGAAACGGGTGGCGGGGTATGGTTCCGAAATCCACGCATCCGTGAATTGAACAACGACGGAACATTCTATCGCTGGAACGTCATCTCCGACTACCAGTTCAGTCAGGTGAAAGGAACCTAAGTCCATGGCACTCGCCCCGGAGAAGCAGGATGCCAACCTCGTTGGCTTCTACAAGATCAGGGAAGCAACGCTCGGTCAGGTGCCCGCTACGGGCGCATGGCAGACGCGCGAACCAAACTCGTTCGACGACCTCGGTGCAGAATATACCAAGGTCGCTCGGAAGCCGTTCAGCCCCTCGCGCCAGCGCAAGAAGGGTTCGACGACCGACATGGACGCCGATGGCGGCTATAACGAGGATCTGACGCAGCACAACATGCAGGGCGAGCTGGAGGAATTCTTCTTCGCCAACATGCGCAAGACCGGGGAGATCGTTTCGAAGGAAGCGTTCGCCAAGGTCTTCACCGTTGTCGCTGCTACCGACATCGCCACCGTCGCTGGTGGGCACGGATTGACGAACGGCGATGGTCCGTTCCAGGTCACTGCCGCTACCACGATCCCCGCCGGTCTTACCGCCGCAACGAACTACTGGGCGATCGTTCTGTCCCCCACGACGTTCAAGTTCGCAACGACCCGTGCGCTCGCTATCGCGGGAACCGCTGTGGACGTTACGGACACGGGCACGGGTGCGCTGACGATCACCAGCACTGCACAAGTGAGCACGACCGACGACAGCTTCACCGTTAACGCGGTGCCCAGCGGTCTGGTGGCAGGCTCGGTGTTGCTTGCCAAGGGCTATGGTGCGTCGGCGAACAACGGTCGCAAGACCGTTCTGTCCACCACCGCATCCAAGGTCGTTGTTAACGAGGACCTCGTCAACGAAGCGAACCCGCCGGTCGGTGCAACGCTGAAGGTTGTCGGGCACACCTTTGCAGCGGGCGACGTGGAACTGGTCGTGCAGGAAAGCGCACCGGGCGTCATTTCCGGCTTCCAGCTGATTGCGACCGTGGGCAGCTTCCTTGCCTACGCACTGGTGCCGGGGTCCTGGCTGTTCATTGGCGGTGACGCGGTGGACTCGTTCTTCGAGGACGGGGACGACGCACGCCTGGGCGGTTACGCTCGCATCGCGGTGGACGGTGTGTCCGCGGATGGGAAGACGGTCACCTTCGACAAGTCGACGTTCGTTCCGGAAGACAACGATGGGACCGGCAAGTCCCTCGAGGTTTACTTCTCGGACGTCATCAAGAACGAAGACGACCCGGACCTGATCGTCCGGTTCAGCTCCGTGATGGAACGCACGCTGGGCAAGGATGCGGACGGAACGCAGTCCGAGTATCTGGTCGGTTCCGTTGCTTCCGAGCTGACCTGGAACAGCCCGCTGGCAAACCTCGTCAACATCGACATGGCTTACATCTGCCAGAAGACGGGTCTCCGCAAGGGGATCGACGGTCCGCTGGTGCGCCGTGCCGGCAACAGTGTGGTCAAAGCACTGGGCGAGGACGCGTTCAATACGTCGTCCAACGTCTATCGCCTCCGCATGGGGATGATCGACCCGACGACCATGAACCCGTCGCCGTTCTTCGCTCGGGTGACCGAGTGGACCGGAACCATCAATAACAACGTCACCAGCGCGAAGGCGCAGGGGGTGCTGGGCGGTTTCGATACCACGGTGGGCAACTTCGATGTCGACGCGGAAGTGACTGCCTACTTCTCCACTGTGGAGGTTATCCACGCGGTGAAGTGCAATTGGGACGTCACGTTCGACGCTATCTACGCCAAGCAGAACGCGGGGGTCTACATGGACATCCCGCTCATCTCGCTGGGCGGCGGTCGCTTGGACATCGAACAGGATGCGGCCATCATGGTTCCGCTCCAGGCTGCCGCTGCGGAATCCCCGTTCGGTCATACGGCGCTCATTGGCTGGTTCGATTACCTGCCGAACGCTGCGATGCCCGATCTGGATTGCTAAGCCCCGCCAACGGTGCTAGGGTCGGGGGCGGGGGTTCAATCGGACTCCCGCCCCTTTTCGTAAGAGGAAGATAACATGAGCCTTCGTAAGACGTTCAAGACCGACCGCAATGCCGAAATCGACGGTGTTGAGATCGAAGTGGGCATCAATGACCACAACCAGAAGCCGATCACCATCCGCATCGCGCGCATGAGCTCCTCGAACAAGCGTTACACGAAGGAACTCAACCGCGTCACGAAGCCTCACCAGTCGGCTATCCAGAACGACGCGATGGACAACGATCTGGCGCGCAAGATGCTCCAGGAAGTGTTCGCTGACACCATCCTGCTCGGCTGGGGCAACCTGCCCAAGTCGGAGCTGACTGGCAACGAAGCGGACACCGACGAGCTCGAGTTCACCCGCGACAACGTGCTGGCGCTCTTCAAGGAGCTGCCGGATATGTATGACGACTGGGAAGCGCGCGCCAACAAGGCGGCCGCGTTCCGTGAGAAGGAGAAAGAGGTCGCTGCAAAAAACTGACAGCCGTTCTGATCTACCAGCACGAGTTTCCTCCCGATGTCGAACGAAAGTTTCGGGAGGAATCTCGGCGGTTCAAGGAGCCGCTACCAGACCGCATCAAGAACAAACCGGACCTGTTCTTTGGGCTCGCACTGTTCTATAACGCCTGGTATGATCTAGATTCGGAACGGGACCGGCCCAAGCGCATCACGCGGGGCATGTGTTTCTCCTACGCGGTCGACTACGACTTCGATGAGGAGCAGTCAGAGGACCTCTGGTATCACATCTCCCGGATGGATATCGAGTTCCTTGAGTGGTGGAAGAAGAAGCAACCTAAGCCCCGAGCACCGAAAGGCACAAAGCGTGGCGCGAGATCTGAGGGACCTAGCTAAATCAATGCGCGCACGCGCAGAGGGTCTTGACGAACTCGCTTCAAACATCGCTAAGGCTGGGGCTGAAGCTATGTTGGAAGAGATGGTGGACGTCACTCCTGTTGACGAGTCCACCGCTCTTTCCAACTGGCAAATCAACCTTGGAAACAAGGCTGCCGATGAGCTGCCCGCCTACACCCTTGGGAGCAAGGGCAGCACGCGCGGAGCGAGCGCTAATCAAGCCCTTGCGGAAGGGCGAGCAGAGCTGCAATACAAAAAGCCGGGGCAGCCCATCTTCCTATCAAACCTCGTAGGTTACATCGGGGACCTGGATGATGGGACGAGCCGACAGTTCCCGGGCGGATTCGTTCCTCGTGCGCTGATTGTCTTTCGCCTCGCGGTGCAGGACGCCAAGAAACGCTTGCTAAGGTAAGATTGGATGGCAGAAGAACGGATTGACATTGAAGTCACCGACAAGGTTGACGCCAATGCTGCCAAGAAGATTAACCAGATTGCAGACGCTGCGGAACGCGGTGCCAACTACGTTGACAAGCTGAAGGCGGCGCTTGCTAACGTCAACACGAGCGGCACCGACCGCCTTGTATCCGCAATGGCGCGCGCCGACAGCGCTGCCGCACGTCTCCTGAACGCGCAAGTGCGCTTGACGATGTCGCAGGACCAAGGCGCCCTGGCGGCTGCGAAGCTCGCGACCCAAGAGCAGCGCCTGGCGACGGAGACGGCCCGCACAACGGCGGCACAGCAGCGAGCCGCCGCAGCTACCGCACAGGCGGAGGCAGCGACGCAACGCCTTGCAGCGGCCCAGCAGCGCACCACACAGGCGACCGCTGCCGCTGGCACGGGGTTTGCTGCACTGGACCGCTACGTTCAGCAAACAGGGGGCAGCGCTGCTCGGACCCGCGCCAACATGGCGAACCTCGGAGCACAGATTTCCGACATCGGGGTCTCGCTCGCGGGCGGGCAGAACCCCTTCCTTGTCTTTATTCAGCAGGGGTCGCAGATCCAATACATCGCCAGCCAGATGGAAGGCGGGTTCCGCGGACTGCTGGCAGCGGCGAGCGGATGGATTGTGGTCAGCAAGGTTGTCGCCACCACTGCGACGGAGACCGCTGCCGCGAACCTCGCTCAAGCAACCGCTGCGGAAGTCGCTGCGGCAGCCGAAGCTCAGAAGGCTGCAATCCTGGCGGCCGTTGTTATCGCACAGCAGGCGCTGACCGTTGCAACCGCCGAGGTGGCCGCTGCTGAATTGCTTCAGGCTACTGCGGCAGCGGAACTCAACCTTGCGACCATCGGTTTGTCGGTCAACCAGACGCTGGCGGCTGCCGCTGCGCAAGGTGACACCGCTGCACAGAATGCGCTCACCGCTGCGATGGCGCGTCTGAGTGCTGCGCAGGGTCAGGCTACCCTTGCGACCGCGAACGTCGCAGCCGCTCAGCTTGGACAAGCTCAGGCAGCTACGGCGCTGGCAAGCGCACAGAGCGCGGTCGCGACGTCCACCGCTGCCACAACCCGTGCGCTGTCCCCGCTGTTCGTCGGCGTTGCATCGCTGGTCGCAATCCTTGGCGGTCTGTATCTTGGGTTCCGCAGCTTCAGCGATGAGATTGCAACGAACTCGAAGCCCAAGCTGGAAGCGTTTGCGCAGACCCTCGGTCTTACCGATAAGGAGATGCGCAAGCTGGACGGTTCGACCGTGTCCGCCAACGGGAAGCTCAAGGAGCACGATGTCCTTGTCGTTACGGCTGGGGATAGCTGGATCGGCTTCAAGAACACCGTTGCTGAGGGTATGGCAGGCCTGGTCGAGGGCTGGGGACCGCTTAACGATTACTTCAGTGCAGCCTGGAAGGCGACCACGGAATTCCTCTACATGGCGTTCCTCGGCTTCTATGCGGCGGTGCATACGCTTATCGAGCTCATCTACAAGACGGCGGTCAACGTCTTCAAGCTGCTGGCGAACGCGGTGATGGGCATCGCGAACAGTGTGGTCATGGTGATCCAGGATGTCGTCAACGCGGCAATCGGAGGCATCAACCTGCTCGGTGACGGCGCCAACTACGTCCTGGAGAACCTTGGGTTCGACCGCCTTGTGCCCACGCTCGATAGGGTTGCGCTTGGCGTCGACAGCATCACGCAGAATATGTTCGAGCTTGAGAGCATGGACATCGGTGAGACCTTCCGTGGGCGGGTGCAGGAAGCGAACAACACAATCCAGGGCTTCGCACAGGCTTGGGAGGATGCAGCGAACGCGGCTGCCCGTGCGCGCATTGCAGCGCTGGCAGCGTCCATTATTGAGAACCGTAGCCCGGCAGCACAGCGCGCGGGTCGCGTCGACCGCACGGCGGAGAACCGTGCGCTTGCAATTGGTATCGTCAACCTGAAGCTGGACGATGAACTGGCTCGGATGCGGATGCTCAAGGACGAGCGCGCTATCCAGCAGCGCATGGACACCATCGAGCAGGAACTGGCTCGCAAGAAGATCACTCTCAATGACCAGGAGCGCGCAAGCATCCTTGCCAAGGTCACTGCGATTGAAGAATACAAGTATGTCCAGCAGGAGATGGACCGCATCCACGAGGAAGCGGTTGGCCCCATGCGGACCTATAACGCATCGATTGCCGCTGCAACACAACTCTTGGCTGACCACAACATCACGCAGGAGCAGTTCAGCCAGGAGCAGGTGCGCGCGAACCGTGCGCTTGCGGAAGCCCAGGATCCTTTGTTCCAGATGAAGGAAGCTCTGGACGCTGCGGCAGCAACGACGAACAAGTATGGCGTCGAGCTGGAGCGTGCGAACTATTACGAATCGATCCGCCAAGCGTTCCTCGCCAAGAACATTATCTTGTCGCAGCAGTATGTCGCGGGCACGAACGCGGAGGTCGACGCGCTTATGCGCAAGAACGACCAGCTCCGCCAGCAGCAGTTTATCCAATCGCAGCTTGGCGCAGTGCTCAACCCCATGCTCGAGCAGCAGATGCAGATCGATGCGCAGGCGTCAGTCTATGCTGAGCTGGAGCGCTTGCGTGCGGAAGACCTCATCAAGGAGGACACCTATCAGCAAGCTAAGGCTGCACTGTGGGTCAAGTATAACGAGCAGAAGCTGAACGCTAGCGCGGACTTCTTCGGTGCGCTGGCAAGCGTCACCAAGAAGGGCACGGGGGTCGTTGGCGCTATCAGCAAGGCGGCAGCGGTCGCTGAAGCAACGATCCAGGGCTACCTCGCGGTCCAGAAGGCGCTTGCGTCAATGCCCCCGCCCTTCAACATGGTGGCAGCGGCAGCGGTTGCTATCAAGACGGGTGCGAACGTGGCAGGCATCCTGTCCACGAACGCGGGGTCGTTTGCAACCGGCGGTCAGTTCATGGTCGAGGGTAAGAGCGGGGTCGACGCCAACAACATCAACATGAATGTCACCCGTGGCGAGCGGGTCACCGTTGAGACCCCTGCCCAGCAGCGCGCCAATGATGCAACTGGTGGCGGGACCGAAGTGTCCGTCCCCGTCAAGATCATTAACAACATCGACCCGCGGATGGCGCTAGACGCTATTGACACCTCCGAGGGTGAACAGGTAATTATGAACGTGATCAGTCGCAACGCGCCGGCTGTCCAACGCTTGCTAGGATCCAGCTAATGCCATTCACGACGGGAACCGCTACCGACCACCACGACCTCCTGGACAAGCTCCAGATCTACTTGGACGCACAAGGTTGGACCATTGACCAGTTCAGCCTGGGCGCAACCCTGACGGATCCGTCGACGCTGATCGTTACCGGCCCCGGTCCTGTTGGCGGTCAGCCCGTGCATATCTCAATGCAGACAGAAGCCGATTCGGGTCTGAACGCATACGCTTGGAAGTTTGGCGCCCACCCTGACTACGATCCCGGCCTGCCGTTCGGTGCGCAGTTGAACAACTCAACGATCCATTACTTCCTTCTCTGGCCAAACGAGATGGATTATTGGTTCTACGTCAACGACCGGCGCTTCATTGTGGTCGCCAAGATCGGTGTCTACTATATGTCGATGTATGCGGGGTTCTTCCTGCCGTATGCGCTGCCCGACGAGTATCCCTTTCCATACTATCTCGGAGCGACTTTCAACAGCCTCCAAGTCTACAACCTTGCCAACGCTGGGATGCGCTCGTTCGCTGACCCCGGCACCGCTGCGGCCACCTATCTGAGCCGCGAGGATATGACGTGGCAGGACATTAAGACCTCGAACCAAAGCGCGAACACTGTGGACAGCTACAGCGGGCTCGGAACTCAGGGTGCGTTCATCTGGCCGTATCGTGGTCCAATGGCTGAAGGCACGGTCAACACTGGCACCGAGATTGCTTGGTCGTTCTTCCGCAATATGCGCCCACTGGCTAACGGTAAGATGCCCATGTGGCAGGCCACCATTGTTGATATCGCTAGCAGAACGATGGCAGGTGTGCTAGACGACGTGTTCGTTACGGGTGGATTCAATCGCGTCCCGGAACAGGTTGTCGATGTTGGGGGCGAAGACTATCGGTTGTTCATTACGATCAACCGGAACACCCCGAAGCACTATTTCGCCATTCGGGAGGCTTGATCCATGCAACTGCTGAACACATCCGCCACTGACTTCAACGACATGCTTGATGAGCTTTACACCTTCCTGACGGGGAACGGGTGGACGGGCTCGCACACCCCGGGCAGCGGAAGCGCGACGCTCATCAACAGCAACGGTCACACCTTTGCGCTGACCACAACGACAACGGCGCGGACCGATGTGTTCACAGGGGCGTTCACGGACCAGTTCCTGCGCATCACCTATGACCGGACGATCGTTGGGGGTGCAGCGGGGCAGTCCGGGCAAGCTGCGGCAAACGATATGTTCGGACCGTTCCCGAACCTGTGGTTCGTCACTGACGATGCTGCAACCTACTGCCACGTCATTGCGCAGTGCTCCGCCGCTCGCTACGGTCACGCCTCGTTCGGGGACTTGGATAACAAAGGGATCCATTCCGAGAACCTGCCCTTCACCGCTGCGATGTATTGGCAGTTCTGGTGCAATAGCACGAACTATAGCAACAGCAATGGCGACGGCAACCCGTTCAACTATCCGTCGTCCGGAACGCATCTGGTTCCTTACCTTGACTCTAGCTCGAACACAAAGATTGGCATCCCCGACGGGTTGCTCGACCCGACACTGTTCTTCACAGACGGTCCAATCATTGATACAGCGCTGCGAGGGCTGTGCGACCGCGAATACACGATCACAACGAACAGCGACAACTCTGCACGCTTGCTGGATTACTTCTGCGTCGTGGAGAACAAGGCCTTCACGGGCGGTGTCGTGCTGTCACCCATTCCTGCAATGTCGGTTGCATCGACAAACGACGTGCAGGCTTACATTGGGGACTTCCCCGGTGTCGCGCTGGTCAACATGCAAGGTCTGTCACCGGGCCAGACGCTCACCTTCGGGGACGAGGAATGGCTCGTGTTCCCCTTCAAGCAATATGGCTTGCAAGAAGCTGCCAAGTTCGGAAACAACCCGTTGCCATTCCCGAACTCCTGGCGTTATGGGTTCGCGTATAAGGTCGTTGACTAATGTCAATTGTTCTTGGGAACTTCCCCGGTGATAGGGGCCAGAGCGAGGCCCTACAGGCTGGCTGGAGCACGGGTGGCCCTATTGCCGTCCCAGCTACCTACCCCGGCTTAGGGGTGCGCTCCGGGGTGCTGGGGGCGTATGCGGTGCCCGTCGCTACCAGCTTGCCCGACGCTGCCTCAGGCACCCTGCTCCGGGGCTTCATGGATTGGTTCTACTTCCGCATTTGGGTGATCCCCAAGGTGTTGGACGCGCAGAACCCGCAAGTCGGAAGCCCGATCCCATTCCGCATCTGGAACTCGTTTCTCACGAGCAACGAACTGCAAGACCTTATCGAAACGAACGCCCTTGGGCTAACGCTGGACATTGAGATCGGTGACGTGCTCGCGAAGCTGGAGCAGCGGACGATCACTGTGGTCATCGGGGAAGACGCTCCGTATCAGATCGACGCCAACTTCGAGTTCGACTTCGAGCACGGCGGGTCGGCGTTGCGCTTCCTTGCGCAGCTGGCGGACATTCTGCCAGTCGAAGTGAATACGGGGATCGTTGAGGAGTTCGAGTGGCTCACTGACATCCTGCCAAACTACGATGGGACCGAGCAGCGCATTGCACTGCGAGGGCGCCCCCGTCGGAACTTCTATGTGCAGCTTACCCTCGAGACAGAAGCTGACCGCAAGAAGCTCTATGACAAGCTCTATGAGACCATTGCGCAGTCGGTCATCGTTCCTGCCTACCAATACCAGTCGAAGCTGAAGGCCAATACGGTCATTTCGGATAACAAGATCTATTGCAACCCGCGCCGTGCGGACCTTCGGGTCGACGAAAGCGTCATCATTGTGGATCGGAATGGTTCGTTCTTCTATTACAAGGTGCTCGGGGTGTTCGAGGACCATGTCACGATTACCACAGCCTTCGCGCAGGTCATCCAAGCGCGCGGTGCAAAGGTCGTTGGCGGGTTCACAGGTAGGCTTCCCGACAATAGCAACCTCCGGATGGACGCGAACGGGGGCAAGTCCGACCTCACCATCAAGATTATTGACAGCCGCGAGCAGGTGGCCTATCCTGATTACACGGTCACGCTTCCGCTGATGTCTGACGTGCCCATGCTGTTGCGGCGCCCGCTGTCCGAAGGTGAAGCGGACGAGTCGTTCGGTGCGGGTCTTGAGGTCATTGACAACGCAACCGGCAAGCCCGCCCAGTTCACCGCATGGGACCAGCGATACATCACTGGAAGCCGGCGCTACCTGATCAACGGGTTGTTTGATAAGGACGAGCTCCAGTTCTGGCGCACCTTCCTTGACTACTGCCGAGGAAGGCAGCGCGCCTTCCTCACCCCGACGTGGCGAGCAGACCTTGTGCAAGCGCCGGGGACTGTTGCGCTCGTCAGCCAGCTCGAGGTTGTCGGTCCGGAGTATGCGAATCAATACTTCGCATCGCCAACTTACCGCCATCTGTATATCGAGACGAGTGTGGGCTCGTTCCCTGTTGTCGTGGTTGATGCTGAGAACAACGGAACCACTTCCACAATCTACTTCAACGCCCTTGGTGAGGTGGACTTGACGGGGGCTGAGATTGTGCGTATAAGCTACATGATGATGTGCAGGCTCGGATCCGACACCGTTAGGCTTACCCATCAGGACACCTTCTCGACTATCGACTTGACCCTGAGGACGATAAAAGAATGAGCGACTTTGACAACCTTGAGAAGAGCAGGGCTTCTTCTGCGCCCGTCGAGGGATACAAGTTTGTCGGGTCGTTCAAGACTTATCGTTACACCTCCGCGGATCGCTCGGTCCTCATTAACGGTGAGACATACCTGCCTATCGCGGTGACCCGTTCGCGGGTGAAGGCTGGGACACAGGAAGACGACAACCTGTCACTCGACCTGGAGATCCCTTTCGACATCGACGTCATCCGGGACTACGCCTACGCGCAAACCCCTCCGAAGCTGACGTTGCAGGTGTTCCGCCAGCAGCAAGACGATCCCGAGTTGTCGTGGTCACTCTTCTGGACTGGTATTGTGCGCGGGTTCACCGTCAGCGGGCGCACTGCTAAGGTCCAAGTCCCGTCGGTGTTCAGCTTGGCATTGCAGGGGGAAGTTCCCAACGTCTATTATCAGACGCCCTGCAATCACGTGCTGTATGATTCCCGCTGCGCAGTGGACCGCGCTTCGCACCGCTTCGAGGGTGAGGTCAAGACGCTGGGCGACGGTGCTATCATTCTGCAGGCGGCGCCAACCACAACTGGCGTCCTGGCCGCAGGTGAGATCGTTAACCTCCGCAACGGGGAGCGCAGGCTTATCCTGAACAACTCCGGTGCCACCATCACGATCGGTTATCCGTTTGTGGACCTAATCGTTGGGGACGAGGTTGAGCTGGTGAAGGGATGTGACCACAGCCTAGCGACCTGCAAGGCCAAGTTCGACAACGTGATTAACTTCGGCGGGTTCCCGTATATTCCGTCCGACAACCCATTCGAAGGAACAATCGGCTAATGTGGTTCCTTGTCGCACTGTTCGTTGTATCGCTGGCCGCATCGCTCCTGCTGACACCGAAAGCGAAGTTTGAGAACGCCCGTGCATCGGGCATCGACGACCTCAGCTTCCCGCGTGCGGACGAGGGTGCGCCAGTCCCGCTGATCTTTGGTCGCGTGCTTATGCGCGGTCCGAACACCGGATGGGTCGGGGACTTCGAAGCTGTCCCCATCAAGAAGAAGCAGAAGACCGGTCTGTTCAGCAGCAAGAAGGTCATTGTCGGATACACCTATTATGTCGGTCTGCAACTGGTGCTGGCGCTGGGGCGCTGCACCTTGCACAAGATCGTCATGGACAAGGACACTCTGTGGAGCGGCACCGCTAGCGCGGACGGCACGCTGATCAACGTCAACCTGCCAAACCTGTTCGGGGGCAAGGAAAAGGGTGGCGGGTTCATTGGGAACCTCCGCTATTACACGGGCAGCGTCACGCAGACGGTCAACGCTTACCTTGCGAGCAAGACCGGGGCAGCTGACACCCCTGCCTATCGTGGGTTCGCTTACCTCGTGCTTGAGAAGTGCGGTATCGGTGAGAGCAATCAGCTTCGCGCTATCCAGATGGAGCTGTCCCAATACACGAACGGGCTTGGGCTCGCTGGTGGCATTGAGCAGATCGGGGACGACATGAACCCGATGGAGTTGCTGTATCAGGCGTTCACCCTGGACTGGGGCGGGCTTGACGTCACTCCGGACTTGCTGGACATCGACAGCCTGAAGGCGTGCGCGCAGACCCTGTTTGACGAGTCGAACGGGATGTCGCTTTGCATCTCCGCACCTAACGGGGGCAAGGAGCTTGCCAACGAAGTGCTGCGCCAGGTTGACGGGCTTATGTATCAAGACCCGCTCAACGGCAAGATGGTCATGAAGCTGATCCGCAATGACTACGATGTCGACGACCTGCCGGTCTTTGACGAGTCGAACATCATTATGATCCGCAGCTTTACGTCCAAGCTGTGGGAGGACACTGTCAATCAGGTTCGCGTGAAATATACGAACCGTGAGAAGAACTATGCGACCGGGACCAGCATGGTCCAGGACATGGCGAACATCAATGCGCAGGGGCGGGTCCGCTCCATCACTCAATCGTATCCGGGCATTATGAACGGCACGCTTAGCGTCGAGGTTGCAACGAAGGACCTTTCGCAGAGCTCGGTCCCGCTGATGTCAGCCAGCATCGAAATGAACCGAGAGGGTGCAGCGCTGCGCCCCGGTGACCCGTTCCTGTGGGCTTGGGATGCTTATGGCCTGGAGCGTGTGGTCATGCGAGTCAAGAATTTCGATCTTGGGGCGCTCAACGACAATCGCATCGCGGTCGAGTGCAACCAAGACGACTTCGCTGTCGACCTGACAGTGTTCGCACCCCCGTCCGGTGAGGGGTCCGGTATCATTCCGCCGAGTGACCCCGCTGTTGCTGCACCCTCCCGCATCGTTCGCGAGGGGTCTTACTTCTTCGCAACGTCGTCGGGTATGGCGATCGCAGCGGACCAGTCGCTTATCGTTGTCGCAGCGGAAGCGCCCACGGGTTCGAACGAATACGATATCTATACGTCCGTTGATACGGTCAACTATAACGAATCCGAAACCGGCGTCGTTTACAGCCCCCGCGGAAGCATGGGTGAGAGCATTTCTGCAGCGGCGGGTCTGTCGACGGGCTCAATGGCAACCCTCCTTATCGCCAGCGAAAGCGATGAGATCGAGAGCGTCACCGCTGCCGAGATTGCGCAGGGTTACGGCATGTTCTATGTCGGAGCGGAGCTGTTCGCACATCAGGGCGTCACGGACAACGGGGACGGAACCTTTACCCTCGCCAACGTCCGTCGCGCCCTGCTCGATACCGTGCCCACCGCCCACACCCTCGGGGACGCGGTCTGGTTCATCCTTGGGGACAACGTCGTTGACGACGGGTTCGGCTGGACCGATACCGTGCGCGTCAAGATCACTCCGCGCACTTACAAGGACAGCCTCGACGTCACTACTGCGCCTTACAATGCAGTCACGCTGAACAAGCGCGCCCAGCGTCCCATGCGGCCAGGCAACGTGAAATTCGACGGCGGCACTGCATTCGCTCCGCCCGCTGTGGGCACGGGGAGCAAGACGGTCACGTGGGCTAACCGCTCACGCCTTGTGCCAACTGTGCTTTCCGTGGTTGACGCGTCGAACGAATACGAACCCGGCCAGCAGACCATCTTCCGCTATCGCAAGAACGGCGGCGCATGGGTTGCGGCCACCATTCCGCCCGGAGTGACCACATACACGTTCGACGCTGCCGCAGGTGGCGGGGATACGGTGGACTATGAAATCTACTCGACCCGCGACGGTCTGGACAGCTTCAGCAAGTGGAGCTTCACCGCTGGGGCTAGCTCGGGCACGGGGTCAAACCCTGACACGGGTGGCAGCACGCCCCCTGACACGACGCCCGGTTACACCCCGCCAGCTGACCCCGTTGGACTGGTCTTCCCGTTCGGTGAAACGATTGGCACTTACCCGATCGACTTGCCCGTCACGTTCAAGATGGAGATCCCGAACAACTTTGCAGGGTCGAACGCGGATGTCCGTGCTAACCCGACGTCAACGGCCGTGTTCACCGTTAGCAAGAACGGCAGCTCCATCGGAACCGTTTCGGTTAACACTTCCGGGGTTGCAACCTTCAACACGACGGGGGCAGGGGTCACCCTTGAGCCTGGCGACACGCTCAGCATTGAGGGTCCGAGCCCTGAAGATGCAACCCTGAAGGGCGTTACGATCACAATCTCTGCTTCGAAGGATCTCGAATAATGGCGTTCATCATTATTGATGGGTTCGACACCTATAACGGGACCGACACCCTTATCGGGTTGCGGAACAAGTGGGCGTCGTCAGGTTCGAACAGTGCATACTCCATGGCTGATGGGCGCTTCGATGGACAGTCGGTTCGCCTTGCTGACGGCACAGGCACGAACGCAGCGGTGCAGCGCCAGCTTGCATCGACCATCACTACGTTCTGCATCGGTTGGGCTATGCGCGTCACGTCGCTGTCCTCAGGCGGTGTCCCCGCCAACCAGCCAACCCTGGCCCTCAAGGACAGCGCGGCAGCTTATCAGATCTCGGTTGCGGTCAACGCAGATGGTGCAATCAAGCTGTATCGTGGTGATGCCGCGGCGCTGCTCGTCGCCTCCGCCGCTGGTGTGGTCCTCAATGATAGCTGGCAGTATTACGAGCTCGTTGGCACCATCGCTAACAGCGGCGCCACGCTTGACCTGTATGTCGACGGAGCGCTGGCCTGCACTTTCACAGGCGACACGCAACACACCGCGAACACGAACGTCCAGTATGTCGAACTAGCTGCCGCTGATGGCACCGGCTCGGTGACCGTCACATACTACGACGACTTCTATATGACCGACACCGCTGTCCGCGTTGGCGAACGTCGCGTGAAGACCATCTATCCCGTTGCGGATACAGCGGCAGCGGACTGGGCGCCAGCAACGGGGGCGGATCACTATGCAATGGTGAACTCCGCGACGGTTGATACAACCGGCTTCATTGCTGCCAGCACGGTTGGTGATGCTGATCGCTTCGAGATGGGTGACCTCGGTGTCACGCCCATTACGATTGACGCGGTGCAGGTGTCCGCCTTTGCTAAGAAGACAGACGCGACAGCGCGCACGCTCAACCTCCAGCTTGAGTCCGGTGCAACTGAGCAGGACGGGTCAGCTGTAACGCTTGGCACGAACTACGGTCGCTTCGAACGCATCCAAGCAACGAACCCTGACGGGGGCGGTGCCTGGAACGCTGCATCCGTGAACGCTCTCAAGGCAGGTGTTAAGGTCGCTTCGTAATGGCGAACGAATATGTCGTCAGTCAGGTTGCCGCTGAGGTAGTTGAGTCCACCGGCTCGGGGACGCATCGTGTCGTCGACATGGCGGTGGAAGTCCTGTTCTCAGGGTTGTCTGAAGCGCAAGTGTCCGACGTGTGGATGGAGGTGCTGGTCTCCAACGCTGGTGGCGTAGGCGGTCCGGCCCGCGTGAGCAATATGTGGACCGAAGTTCTTATGGCGCTCACCCCTGCAACCGCTGGCAGGCGCCGCGCTGCGCAGATCATTGGGTAGCTGTAGCGCTAGAACTATGCTGTGCCGGGTAGCGCCGGGGCAGGGTAAGCGAAAGGGGGTGCGCCGCCCCTTGGGTAGCGCACCCCGCTTGCCGGTGCTGTAGCCGCCTTAAAACCGCCCTACCTATGCAGCTTCAGCCGGAAGTGCGCCAATGTCGCGCAGCATCCTAACAGCTTCAGTGATATACCAGTCGTGATCCACGTCTGAAGGCACCTGATTATCGTTGGCGAACACCATCATCGGCTTCGCACCGTCCGAGCGGGGCACCTTGTTCCCCGACTGCGCATAGACCAGCTCACCGGGGACGTCCTTGGCATAATACCAGCGCACCGTCTTGCCAACGAACTCGGTCTCACCGGGAACGGCAAGCTGCTCCTTCGCAATCTCGTAAGCCTTATCGGTGTGGCGCGCATAGCGGTCCGACTCACCCTCCCTGATCCAAGCATCCTGGGCAAACTCAATGAAGCCAGCCGCTCGAATAAGTTCTTCCTTGCTTGCGTGCTCAGGGACCGTGCTGCTCCACACCTTCACCGCGCCGCCCTTGACGCTGCGCACCGTAACGAACTTGCGAATGTCCGTCTCGTTGCGGATGGTGTGGTCAATGGGGGTGCCCTTGATCAGCAGCGCTTCAACCGCTTCCACGCAGACGGTTGTCGTCGGGTTCTTGTGGAGACGCATGGCAAGGTTCTTCGGGTCGTTCCAGGGGTTGGCGTATGCACCCTTCGACTTAATGCCGTCGGGGATCTCCAGCCACTTGTTCGTTGCCTTGTCGAACTTCTGCTTCACTGCAATGTAGTTGTTCACGTCGCGCGAGTAGAGCGACAGGTAGCGGGTTTCCTCCGTCTTGTATTGCGTGCGCTGCTCCCACTCAGCAACAACCGCGTCAAGGATGTGAACCCCGTTGCGTGGGCACTTGATAACAATGCCGTCGGTGTTGGCGCTGACCACATGGATGCCCGCCATTTCCAGCATTTCGATCAGTAGCAGGATGCTCAGCTGACCCGTCAGCGTTGTCTGCGTCAGGAAGTTCGGTGCGTAGAGGATTGAATACTTGCTACCGAACTTGCCGAACGACCCGTTGATAACAATCTTGAGCGAGTCCGCGACGGGCTTGTTGCCAGCCGCCTTCGCTGCCAAGCGTCGGTCAACGATGGTGCGATACACCTGCAAGAACACTGGGCCCAAGTGCTCAGGATACATGCCTTGGTTCAGGATGATGCGGGGGTAGAAGGACTCAACGTCCTTGTCGATCATAATGTAGTTCTCGTCGGTATGGTGCGCCACCGTGCTTTCGGTGCTGTGCAGCCCGCCGATCCCCATCGTGTAGGTCGTGCCGTTGATGTCCAGCTTGAGGTCTTTAATCTCCTCCGGCATTGCAATGGAGCCGGTGTAGTCAACGACGAACTTGGCACGCGCCACCACACTGAGCGCCCACTGCATCAGCGGGGACTTAAATGCCATCCAAGGTGGCACTTGATAACGGAACGTCGTCCCGACCTCAATCTCAGGGCGCTTGGGACGGATCCCCGTGCGCCTTTGCAGCTCAGCGGACATAACCGCTTCGGCGATCTGCGCGTCGGACTTGGACCGCAAGTCAACCTTGTATTCGTTCGACAGCGTATAGCGCAACTCGATCTGCTCTTTGAGCGTCTCGCGGAGGTGCGCGGTGTTGTGCGTGTCGTTGACGCAATACCAGCGCACGATCGCAATCTGGTTCATTGACAGGATGGTTGACGGGTGGAACGGAAGGTCCTGCATCTTGCGGGAGTGCATCCGTCCCGCATAACCCTTCAGCGATGCGAACAGGGGTGCCACCTCGATAAGATCGATATGGTCGCACTTCACCGACTTCGCTTTGTTCTTGCGTCGCACGTCGCTGCCACGCTGCTCTTCCTGAATGATCTGGTCCGACGCTTGCTTCAGCTTCAGCAGGGACAGACCGTGGATCGCCATCTCGCACATGGGCAAATCGTAATTGATGCCATTGAACGTGACGCAGGTATAATTCTCCAGCATCCATTGGAGCTTGCGGCGGTCGAGCGGGGGCCCGCCCTCCCATTCCTCAACCAGTGCAATCTTGCCCGTCACGAGGTTCGTGAAGATGACAAGGAAGTAGTTCCCATAACATTCGACGTCGGTGATCATTTCCTGCCGCTGCTGGCGTGCAACGGCAAGATCTTCGAGCGTCATAAACTGGACGGGGAACTGTAGCGCCTCAGCGAGGCCTGGGAGGTAGCTGGGATCGAGCCACGTGGGCTTCGGTGGAACCCGCTTCATCTGCTCCTTCTTTGGAGCCTTCGGCGGCGGGGTGTCATCCCAAAAGAATCCGATTGAGTCGTTGCGTGCCATGTATTACTCCGGAGGCAATATAGCGTGCCGTGGCGCTGGTAGAAGTTGGAGCTTATCGGTTGTTCGGTCGGCGCTTCACAGTCTTGGGCTTCTCCTTCATCTTGCCATTGCAGGTTGGGCAACCCTTGTGGTCATACAGATACATATTCCCGCAAGCGGTGCATTTGACTTTGCGCCGGCGGACCATCAGCCGTTCACCGAGAACTGCTGACCCTCGAAGTGCGACCGCATTCCGATGATCGCTCCGCGCAACCGCTGCCCGAAGAACAGCGCGGGCTCGGGGTATAGGGTAAAGTCCGCGTGAGTCACCACACCATCGAGCAGGCTCAGCATCGCGATGTTATAGCAGCCCTGGAACTCCAACCCGTCGACCTCGACGCTGCCACCCTGCTCCTCTTCGGTATGGGTTGTCAGCAGCCCGTGGTTGATGTAGATGCGGCTGCTCCCGTCCGCGAGGCGCTGTAGCTTGGTGATGGCGGGGAACAGTTCGTCCGGTAGCCTGACAGGCTCGTTCGGTCGGTTAAGGATCTTGGTGATCATTTCGAAGGGCCACTCAACCCCGAGCAACTGGCTGCGGATCCAGCACTCGTTCTCGTAGTGGAATGTGATACTGTTGCCCGCCAGCTGGGCGTGCGTCGGGGGTTCGTTGACCCGAAGCATTTCCTTGATGCAAGCCTTGGGCACGTTGATCTGGCGGGGGAACGCTGCGCCCAGCCAATACTCAACGACGCAAGTGTTGTTCGTTGCAAAGGCGGATTGCCCGTTCAGAAGCACCCCGTTCGTCCATGGGCGTGACGCATCGTTACCGATAAAGGGATAGAGCACCTTCACCGCTTCGAGCAGTGCGACCCCGTCGAACGCAAGCGGCTCACCCTCAGGGCTGGGATGGAACCCCGTGTCAATCGTGTTCTCTACGAACGCACGGAACTTGCCACTCTGCACGCGCAGCTTGCCGCCGGGTGTCATGGACAGTGTGATGACTTCCTCACACTGGCTTATCGCTTTGACAAGCTGGTCCGCTTTGGGACAGCAGTTGATGTCAAAGGGGAGCGGGCTGCTAATGGCGAGCGTTCCGTTATAGCTGCGGACGTGTCCCTGCTCGATCTGGAAGTGCGTCATCGCTGGCAGCAGATCCTTCTTGCCCACCGCGCCCTGGACGAACTTCAATTCCTTTAGCATTCATGCGCTCCATACTTGTCCACCAGCTTCTTGATCACCGGGGACTTCCAGGTTTTGCCGTATCGCTCTATCACGATTGCAATTTGCATTCTACGGTGAAAGTGGCCGTGTCGCAAGTGCGCAGTTTTGCAAACGTAGAGAAGCGTATTGAGCATGATGCTCCGCTTGAGCGAGTGCGGCTTGGGGTGGCGCTTAACGTCCATCAGAACAGCTCCGCCGAGCGAGGTTCGTAGACCCCTGTTTCCGATGCGTTCATTAGCGCGTTGACGACACCGAACGCCCACAGGTTGTAGGCAGCACGGGACTCGTAGATCTGCGATAGACGTTCGTAGGTGAACCCGTTGTCCTCGAGCGTCTTGAACACGAAGTCAACTTCCACCTGCGACAGCGTTGTCGCGTGCTGCCCGGCGTCGTGCCTTGAGGGTGACTTCTCCGATACAGACATCGGCATAGCAGGGTTCTTGCGGCTAATGCCAGGCATGATAATGGAACCGAATGCAGCGCTCTGAATCCAGGAGGACGAGTCGCAGCTATACCACGGATAGGCCTCCATGATCGGAACAGCGGTGATGCCAAAGCCATGCACCTTACAGCGCGGGCGCCCCGAACCGTCAGTGAGGAACTTGTCCCACATCCGGTCGAGCCAGACCATAAGCTGCTGAGTGCTGGATCCCACCATGCCGCCCAGCGTGATGTAATCGTAGTTCTGAACATAGTGTTCGAGGTAGCGCTCATCCTCCCCAGCGTGGAAACAGGGGAGGGGGCGCGCGCTGATGCCATGCTCGATCTTTAGGCGCGCTTCCATCTCAAGCTGGTTGCGATAGGTCTGGTGCGGGTCACCGATGCCGTCAAGCACTGACGCCATAAGGTTGCCGTCCTCAATGCGCAGGATGTCCATGTTGCGTGCGATATAGGAACAGTATTCCCGCACCGACAACTCGACCCCGAGGGTGTAAGCGGAGAACGCACCGCTGTCCAGGAAGATGGAAGCATTGAGCCGCCGCATGTGGTCAACATACGATTGCTTGCCGACATAGTGCCACGACTCGAGTATGTGAGGGAGACCATTAACGATCTCCCTCTCCCGGTCGTTCAGTTTTACATAGCGGTTCATCCCCTCCATATAGGAGTTCGTATAGACCGCGGCCATATAGATGTGCATCCGGGCAGCCTAGCAGGGTTAGCGCGCGAGCGCAAGGAACTCCGCACGGACAGCGGCGTCGGTCTTGAAGATGCCCCGGAGCGCGCTGGTGACCGTTTCTGACCCTTGTTTCTTGATGCCCCGCGACTCCATGCAGAGGTGGCGAGCGGTGATGACCACACCGCATCCCAGCGCGCCAAGGTGCTCCTGGATAGCGTCAGCAACCTGACAGCCCAGGCGCTCCTGCACCTGCAAACGCTTCGCGTAGATGTCGAGCAAGCGTGACAGCTTCGACAGCCCCACGATCTTCTTGTTCGGCAGATACGCAATGGTGGCAGTGCCGAAGAACGGCGCCATGTGGTGCTCGCAGTGCGTATAGAAGGGGATGTCCTTCACGACGACCATCTCGTCCACACCCTCGGCACCGTCCTCGAACGTCTTGAGAACGTCCTCGGGGTTCTGGTCGTAACCCGCGCACCATTCCTTCCAAGCCTTGGCGACCCGCTTGGGGGTTTCCTCCAGTCCGCCGCGGCTGGGATCCTCGCCGATGTATTGCAGCAGGCGGACGATATGGTCTTCGATGCCAGCGGACCCGTTCCCTTCCCACGGCCACACGACCCAGGCGTCACCATGCTCCCAGCTACGCTTGTCGATAAGCGCCTCGAAGTAGTGGTCGCCGAACCGCTCCATCGTTTTGCCGGTGTCGATAAGGTCGTCGACAATGACGTCAGCTTTGGTCCAGTCGTCTTCCACCTTGAACCGCTCGTCGCTGTCAAGTGCGAACAACGCCAGGCGCGCTGCAATGCCCGCGGTCGGAACCGCATAGACCTTGATCGAGTCGTAGCTGGCCAGCTTGGTGAGGATGCGGTTCTGCATGTCCCCAGCAAGGTCCAGGACCGAGAGTGTATCGTAAACCTGTTCGGCCATATCAGTTCCCCAAGTAGCTTGCGGCGTTGCCCGCGTGTTCCCGGCACTCGACTTCCGCAACGCGGACGCCCCGTGCAATCTCTTCCGGGGTGAGGGTTTCCTTCGCCCACCCGTGGACCATGTGCGCGAACGATTCGCACCCGACCTTCGGCACGACAACGATGTCACCGAGCAGCGGTTGGCCGTTGAAGTAAAGCGCTTCCTGGAGGTGCGCGAGGTAGGGGTCGTCCTGCGCGAGCAGCATCTTGTGATCGAACGTGTCGCACAGGCGTTGCTTCAGGGGCTTCAGCGAACCGAAGTCCTTGACCCAGCCGTTGCCATCAAGCGTGTCACACTCGAACACAATCTTGAAGCCCAGGGCATAACCGTGGATGAAGCGGCAGTGTGACGTCGCTTGCGGTTGGCGGAAGGTAGCGGACAGGCCAAGCTCATGACCGTAGGTTTTGGTGACGCGGTGCATTTCAGTCCTCCGAGTGCGTGACCACATGCCGGCCAAACGCAAGCGTCACCGTAACATAGTCGCAGGTAGTGAATTCGCGGAACAGGTCCGCAGCGATGTCTTCCATAAACTTCTTCTTGAACTGCGCAATCTTGCGAATGCGCTTGCGGATGCCGTAGAGCTCATGCACCGGCGCAGAGTCGTCGAGAAGGTCGTCTCGGAAAGCCACCTCGACATAGATCAGGTCGGGGAGATGGTTCACCGGACAGAAGGTGATGATAGGCAGCCAGTGCCTTACTTGAGTGTGACGAACAGCCATGCGAGACTCCACAAGAGGGTTAGAGCGAGACCCTGCCACCAGGATCGGTTGAACCATTCCCATTCAGTTCCCATGCTGTAGCGGTGTTCACTGAAGGGGTAAAGGAGCGGCGGTGCCCAGCGCTTGCCGTGCGTGGGCAAGTCTAGGAGGATATGCGACAGCAGCGCCAGCAGGGGCACCACAGTGGCGAACAGCGCTAGCGCCAGCAACCCTGCACCCCCTAGCACGAGCGCGCTGTGCGCCGCGTTGTAGGCGGCTGTAGGGTGCGTCAACCGCCGCCACGTTACAAGCGCAAGGTCGGGGGCAACACCGCACGCCGCGCCAAGGACAGGTTGCCCGAACGCGGCGCCGACGGATGCACCTGCCACAGCGTGTGACAGGATGTCCATTAACGGAACTCGTCGTAGTTGTCGGTCGAAGGCAGGTCCATCAACCCTTCACGCCATGCGCGCACGACAAGCGGGTCAGGCAACCCTGCCTGCGCGAACCCATCGGCCCGCAGGACGTTGGCATGGTTCATGTCGGTGGGCGGATACTGTCCGTCATAGCTGGTATGCGTGAACGCGAGCGCGTCCCAGCATCCCGGAAGCGTCGTGGCGAGCTCACAGGTCTGAGCCTTGGTGAGCTCCATCAGCGGGGTGGCGATGCGGATCGGTTGCGTTCCCCTGTGGTCATGCCCGAGCGCGGTGTTGATATACTTGGCGGTCGCGTCGATAAACACCTGCCGGCAGTCATCATAATTGGCGTTGTCCATCGCGCAGACGCCAGTGACAATGTAGTCGATGCCCAGCGCTTCAGCACGGTTAGCAGCAAGCGTCAGGAACAGTGCGTTGCGCATGGGAACGAACGTCGTCTCCCGCCGGTCGCCGATCACCGCGTCCATCTGCTCAGCATCGGTATAGCGTTCCAGTTCGTTACCGCTGGTGAGCGGGGAGCTGGATACAAGGATGTCACCGAGGGTAACGACCTCATGGCGATCACCGCAACCCGCCAGCTGTGCGACCAGCATTGCAGACTGGATTTCCAGGACGTGCCGCTGTCCGTAGTTGAACGTGATGCAATGCACCTCGTCGAAGTGTTGCAGCGCCCAGAACAGGCAGGTTGTCGAATCCTGCCCGCCGGACAGGATAACAAGGGCTTTCTTCATCATTCGACTCCAATGAACTTGTGGACCTGAAGCTGGAGGATGTGTCCGTGAGCCAGGCTGGAGCTGACGGCCTCTTGCGTGTGGAGATGGTTGTCGACCGCGTCCTTGCTGTCGAGCGGCTGGATGTAGATCACACCCTCGAAGAGCCCCTCGGTCGGTCGCGCGGGACGGTTGGGCATGTCGAGCGCGTGCAGCGGCAAACCATCCTCCCGGTCGGCGTCCCCATAGCGCACGACATACTTGAGGGCGCACGCGGCGTCCTCAGCTAGCGGGTTCAGCTTGCCGGTCTTGGGACTGATCACGAGATATGCGCCCTCACGTTCGAACGTGTTCTTGTTCCAGGGCGCAGCAGGCGGGTTCATCGTGCCGTTCGATTCAACCTGGACATAGAACCGGCAGTCAACCAGCAGATTGATAAGCTCGCCGATGTGCTGGCGGAAGGGTTCGCCGCCGGTGATGACCACAAGGGAATGTCCGCGCAGGCCGCCGATGGACAGCTTCGACACCTCGCGAACAATGTCGCTCGGGGTCATTTGCTTCCGGGTTGAGGTGTAATCCGTGTCGCACATCGGACACTGGAGGTTGCAGCCCGCGAGGCGCACAAAGACGCAGGGGGTTCCGCAGAAGGGGCCTTCGCCCTGGATCGTTTTGAAAATGGAGTGAACGTCCACGGTCCCTTCATATGAGGGCAGGCGTTTCTCGATGGGTTGGGAATTGATCATTTGACCTCCGGAGGTAGCTAGCAACGCTAGCAGGTTTCGGGGTGGAAAGTAAAGCCCCCGCACACCTTCTCAGATGTGCGGGGGCGAGCAGCCGAAGCTGTATTATTCCGCGGGCGGGGCCGGCGGAACTTCAGGCGCTGCGGGCGGGGTTTCGGGCTTGGCCGGCTTGCGCGGATCTTCCACGCGACCGATCACCCCGAAGAACTTCCGCCAGCGAGCGTATTCGGCGCGGACGTTGGCCTCGTTGAGACCCTCGGCCTTGGCGACCTCCATCGATTCGCCGATCGAAGCGGGCGAGCCGTTCTTGGCGCTGATGTCGTCGAAGATCTTCCACGCCTTGCCGCAGAGGCCATCGGGCTTCGGACGGCGGATGCCGTTCTGTTCCGGCATCTTGGCAGCTTCGCGCGCAGCTTCAGCAGCCGCCTTGGCATCGATCTTCGCCTGGGCCTTGGCAGCCTTTTCGGCTTCCTTTGCTTCGGCAGCGGCCTTCTTGGCGGCTTCCTTGGCTTCCTTGGCAGCGGCTTTCTCCGCGTCCTTGGCAGCCTTGGCAGCTTCACGTTCCGCCTTCTTGGCGGCCGCATCGTCTGCCTTCTTCTGAGCGGCAGCCTGCTTTGCGGCCTCCGCTTCCTGCGCGGCCTGCGCCGCCTGCTGTTCGTCGCTCATTTCAATCTCCAATAGAATGGTGCCCAAATGGACAAACTACGCTTAGCACTCACTTAGGGGAAGCGCAACCCCTTTTAGCCTAATCGATCTTTCATCCAGTTACCGAGTTCGTTGCTCGAGCTTGTGCGCTTGACGCCATGCTCTTGCTCAAGCACGTCATACATCTTCTTGCGAAGCTCTAGCACGGCAGCCTTATCGGTTGGCTTGCCAGCTTCGCCCCACATACGGTCCGCAACCGCCCAAATGGTTGGCCGCACGCTAGAAGCACGCTGTTTCGGTGCGCGGGGCGGCTGTGGTGCTGACTCCACGGGTGCGCGGGGTTTGGGTGCAGCGCGCTCCGCGCGGCGCTGTGGGGCCTGTGTGGTGGCCTTGTGCTTTTCCACAGCGTCAAGAGGTTTGCAGTGTAGCGGGAACAGGTCCATGGCTTTCGCGGGCACCTTAGCGCCCAGCGCATACTTCCAGGGGATGCCGTTGTAGAGGTCGTCCGACACCGCTGCCACTTGCGCTTCAACCTCAGTGGCGAGCGCTAGGGTGGGCGGCATGTGGTCATAGACGATCATTGCCAGCATCTCACGCACGATGCGGTCATCCGACCCCGTTATGTCCTCGCCAGTGGTGTTGCGATAAAGCATCCGAATTTCCAGCGGGGTCATACCGAGCAGGAAGTGCTCCGAGTTTGCGTTCTCATTGCGGATGCTGTGGTGGGGCGCCTCCAGGAACGACAACCCGCTGAGCACCATCTGGTCGTGATGCTTGTGGAGGAACTGGAGGGTATCCATGTCGACGGAGACGAACATCTTACCCCTCCACCTTCAGCCAGCGACCATCGTCCTGGAGCACATACTTCTGCCCGAGCCCGGTGCCCAGCTTGCCACCGAACTGTTCGAACGTATCCTGGCACCAGTTGCCCCAGCCGATGCCAGGCAGGTTGGCGTCATACATCGTCTCACCGAACGGGGTGTTGCGAAGCTGGCAACCCGTGGCGGGCAGCGGGCTGAGCCAGTAGACTTTCTTATCCGACATCACTTGGACTCCAGTTCTTTGATTTCCTGCTCCATGCGAGCAATGTGTTCGGGGGTTGCTTCCGGGGAAGCGCGGTAGCCCTTGAGGCGCATACGCAGCGACCGGAGCTTCAGCTCGTTGACGCGGTTGTCATCCATGCTGCAACACCTGCGAGAAAGGTTTCGGGTGGACGTTGCGGTCGCCCAGCTGGCGCTTGAGGTCACGGACCATGTTCATGTAGATCCTTTCCTGAGCTGCCTGAGTGTAACGTGCCATTGTGCGTCTCCTTGTTGCAACCCTTTTACAGGAGTTCCACAGGAACGCAAACACTTTTTTAGAACGGAATGTCGTCGTCCAGATCGTCATCATAGGTCCGCGCGTCAAGCTGAGCTTTTTGGGCTGACAACACCTCCCGGTTCTCAATCTCTGGAACGTAACCGTCCGATTCGATTGTGCCGAAGGACGTCCCGTCATAGCAGAACGCCATGATCTCAGGATATTGCTTGTTCGTCCAGACCCGAAGGTGCGTTGGCGCTGCTAGCACTTGGTCTGCCATAGCGATAGCTTCAGCAGTGGTCGCTGGCATGGGGGTGTCGGTGCGTTCCGCCCACCACTTGCGCGCTTTACGACCAGCGAAGTTCGTGTGCTCGATACAGATGAACTCACTGAACGACTTATATCCGCAATAGTAGCTCATCTTCATCATTGGAGGCGAGCCGGTCTTTTCGTGGCGGTCAATGGTGACGCTGTCCACCTTGAACACCTTGACCACAGGCTCGTCAATCTTAATGAGCTCGTCCTGTGCAGCCTCCGTCTTGAACTTAACTTCGAACAGGAACTCCGCACCACAGCCCAGCGCGGTCTTGAACGGTTGCCCGCCGCAGTAGCGCACGCTGGCGTGATTGTATGTGTCGCAGACCTCGCACAGCTTGACGGGTGCGTCACCGCCACCGGACCCCTTAGCACGGGGAAGCACGGGGTCATTGATTGGTCCAAGCTGCGCAGTGTTGCGCGCGAAGTCCATAACAAGGCAGTCATGCTTGTCGGATGCAAAGATGGCCTGCAAGCGACCTTCGATAGTATTGAGGTCAGCGCGGGTGCCATCGGGGAGCAGCCCCTTCCCATCCAACCCGTAGACCGGACGGGTTCCGCGTCCCAGCATCTGAACCCAAAGCACAACCGAGCCGGTTGCACGCAGAATGATAATGAAGTCAATGCCCGGGAAGTCGAAGCCTGTGGTCAGGACATTGTTGTTCACCAGCGCACGGATCTTGCCCGCCTTGAAGTCTTCAATCGTTTCGTCCCGACCCGCGCGCTTGCTGTGGACGCAACCTGCCGAGATGCCCATAAGGTTGAGCATGTCACAGACGTTGTCAGCGTGATCGGTTCCGGATGCAAAGACCAGCCAGTGCTTTCGGTCGCCACCGTATTCGATAGCCTCTTTCAGCGCCGCTTCAGTGATGTCGTCCCTGTCGAACTTCTCCTGCATCTCCTTCTCGATAAACTCACCGCCGCGCTTGTGCAAGCCTTCGGTGTCGAGGTGGAGCTTCGGTCGTTTAGGGACCAGCGGGATCAGGTAGCCCTCATTGAACAACCTGTTGAACGGTTCGCGCCCCGTGATGTCGAAGCACATATCCTTGAACAGCGGATCGCTCAGGTTGCCCTTGCTGTCCTCGTAAGGATCAGTCAGGTGACCATGCCCCATGCGCCACGGGGTAGCTGTGAAGCCAATGACGCGGAGGTAGGGGTTGATGGACAGCAGACCAGCAATGAACGTCCGATACATGGTCTGGTCGTTCGGGCTCATCAGGTGGCACTCGTCAATGATGACAAGGTCGATGTGCCCGAACTGCGCCCAGCGGCGTGCGACGGAAGCGATACCAGCGAACGTGATGGGTTGCGCCATGTTGCGCTGCCCAAGACCCGCGCTGTAGATGCCAGCAGGGGAGAAGCTCCACAGTTGCTTCAGCTTCTCGAAGTTCTGTTGGATCAGCTCCTTGACGTGCGTGAGCACGATGATTCGCTGCTGGCCGTATTGCGACAGCACACTCTGAAGGAAGCGTGCGATGACCACACTCTTGCCTGTGCCCGTGGGCATCGCGACCAGCGGGTTGCCGGTAGGGTGTGTCCTGAAGTAGTCCCAAATCGAATTGGTGGCTTCGGTCTGGTATTGGCGATCCTGGAACGCTGGCCCGCCGTTGTGTCCCATTCCGGGCGGCGGGGTTATTCCGATAATTTCACTGGTGAAACCTGTAGCGGGGCTCATGCACGCAGACCGTCATCTTCATACCAGTCAGGACAGCCAACCAGTTGCTTGTCCTTGCTTAGCTGCATCTTGTGCTTATTGCAAGACCAAGTGCCAGCGGTTCCACGGTCAGGTTGGCTAAACTGGCACGTCCGGCAGTTGATGTCGGTCGCTGCACTTAGGTGGCAGACCGGGCGGTGATCGCAGAAGCGGCACTTGAAGAAGCCTGCGCTCGTGCTGATCTTCTTTGGGGCGTTCTCGGACCACACTAGCATCTCGCCTCGGTCCAGATACTGGTCCGCATACTCGGGCGCGATGTAGATGATCTCCATGTAGAGGTCGTCGGTGTTCTTGCAGACCGCGACGTAAAGCGCAACGGTGAGGCCCATCTTCCTCATGTAAAGCTGCATCTGCGTATAGTGCTCAGGCTTAGCAGCCTTGACGCCAAACCCCGTGAACGGTCCCTCACCTGCGACATACTTGCGCCACTCGGGCAGCTTCCCAGCTAGCTCGATAAAGGACTTCTCGCCGTGGGTCTTGTATTCGTTGACGAACGGCATGTCAGGGGATAGATCCGGAATCCCCCGCGCAACGCCATCACCCGACCCGCCGCAATGCCCGTCAGCCCAGCTGATGCGGAACTGTTTCCCGTTGGCATCCTGTTGCCATACCTCGCACCCGATCATCAGCAGCATCGCAATGATGCGGCCTTCCTCTAGGTGCCCGCGGTTGAACAGGCGCAGCACGCGCCCTTCGAACTTTGCCTTGGTGGCCCAGCGATGCGAGTAGTAGATGGCGCGCGGGCACTCCCCGCCAAGGATAGATGCGCCAAGGTGCGGTCGGTGTCCGTCCTCGGGCTCGTCACGGTAGGCGTCTCCGATATGTGGTAACACCCGGCCTTCCCAGCCGCGGAACGCTGCACCCTGATCCGCTTCGATCATTGCGTCTATCTTGCGCATCGTTAGAAGCGCGTGCATTAGAGCACCCATGTCATCTCCTGTCGGCTAGGTGACCCGTGACCTTAGCATGGACCAGTGGCGCCGCCGAAGCATTGCATCCCAGTCACGGGTCGCCTAGCAGCCGGACCCCCGAAGGGGCCCGGATACCAGTTACGCCTGAGGCGCGGCCCACGGAGGAGCAGCACCCTGAGCGGCCGCAGCCGCAGCAGCAGCAGGGTCCGCGGCGGGTGCCGCAGGTGCAGCTTCTGCAGGCGCAGCGCCCCCAGCCCAGGGCTGAGCGGGTGCAGCACCCCCGAACGGGTTCGCAGGGTCCGCAGCAAGCGCCGCAGCGCCACCAGTAGCCCACGGGGTGCCACCGTCAGCGGCAGGTGCCGCAGGGGCAGCGGGAGCTGCCGGAGCAGCGGGTGCAGCCGCCGGCGCAGGGTAACGCTGAGCGAGGTCGGTCGTCTTGACGACTTCCGCACCCTTCCAGTGATACTCCTTGTTCTCCGGGTGCAGGGCCCAACCGTCCGCCAGTGCGGCAGCGATCGGATCATGCGCGGGTGCAGCAGGCGCCGCAGGGGTTGCCGGAGCGGCAGGTGCAGCAGGCGCACCCCCGAACCCGGCAGGTGCAGCACCGCCGAAGCCAGCAGGAGCACCGCCACCCGCCGGAGCGGCTGCACCGGAAGCACCAGCGCCGACGGTTTCCACCGCTTCGTTGATGTTCTTGTATGCGATGATCTCGTTCTGGTCTTCGTAGTTGTCGTCGCCCTTGCGGATCTTCACCTTGATCTTCAGCGGCAGCCCGTGGAGCTGTTCCGAATTGGCGATGTGCAGGACGCCGACCGCGTGACCGATTGCGGAGAGTTGCTTGAGCGCAATCTCCTGGGCGGTCGCATTCGCGTTCTTGATGTTCAAGCGCGCGAACAGCTTGCGATTGGCGTATTGCCCGTCGATAACCGCGAAGCGGACCTGGAGGTAAGTGCCCAGGCCGTCCTTGGTCGGCTTCAGATCCGACTCGTCCATGCGAGCGTTATACCAGCCCGCGGGGATCGTGTCGAACCCTGCATCCGGTTCCACCTTGGTGGCGTCGAAGTTCAGTTGTGCCATGGTATCAGTATTCCTTTCAAGTGGCGGCGGATCAAGCCGCCAGGATTTTTGCAAAAATCGCGCTGAGGATAGGTGGTTCGATCGGAGCCAGCGCGCCACTCCGGTCTTTCGCTACATACTGCAAATCAGGTTGAGTCTGTAGGAATCTGTATTTCTCGCCGTTCGGCGCTTGGTTGATACCAAGGCGGAACACCTCGTCGAAGAAGTAAGGCAGCTTGTTTCCCAGCTTGGCACCGGGCATGGCTGGCGCATACTTGACCACACCAGTCAGCTCGTCCTTCTGCGGTTCCATCTTGGCAGTGATAAGGACGTGCTTGTTCGGCAGGTCGCGGAAGGAACGGATGGTCGTTTCCATCTTCTCGATAAGCTCACCGTAGGCCTGGCGCGGGTCCTTAACCTGCCGCTTGGCGTTGTTGAGGATAACCTCAGCAATTTCGGAGGCGCTGTCCATGCCAATGGTGTGGAACGCTTTGGCTTCGTTTGACTGCTCGCACCAGCGGTGAGCCTCAACCAAGTCCTCGACCGTCTTCACCTCAATGATGGGCATGTTGTAAGTGATGTGAGGGTTGCCCACCCCGTAGAGCCGTTCGAGGTTCGCCTTGCGCAGGGACAGCGCACCGGCCTCGTTGCTGATCATAACGGGGACGGGTGCGGTAGCGAGCAGCATGGTCTTGCCGACGCCCGCCTCCCCGTAGACCAGCGACTTGATGCCTCCGGTCTGTGTCGCGTGGGCCGCGTCCGTGAATACCAATGCCATCACATATCCTCTGCGTTGCGGAACGACTGCCACGTCGGGAACCGGGGCTTGTCCTTAATCCCCTTGGGGAAGAACTTCGCCTTGTGGATCAGCGACTTGAATTCGTTCTGGTTGATGAAGTAGTGCCTTCTCTGGTCGTGCGTCAAACATCCCGCACCGACTCGGACTTCCTGTCCCTTGGAGAACAACAGCGTATCCCCATCAAAGACGTCAGCCAGCACGTTGCCCAGCATAGCGCCAACCATGCCATTTGCAACCATATTCTCTTGATGCGACGATCTGAACGTATTGCCCAGCTCATTGATCTGTGCTTCGTTCTCGTTGCTCTCACCCTCCAGGATGGTATGCACGGTGAACTCGAAGTCCACGAAGCGCTTGATGCGCAGCAGGCCCCCTTGTGTCGGTGACGAGCGCCCTTGCTTGTGCAACCCTTTGGGGTCGCGGAAGCAAGTCCCTTCGAACCCATCCATAAGGTTCTGCATGTCGAATTCTTCCAGCTCGTCCATGGTGTGGACCAGCTTGCTCCGCATCATGCGCAGGTGCGGATAGAGCGTGGGCTGCTCGTTCATCAGCTCCTTGATGCGGTCCTCCAGTTGCAGCAGACGCCGCTCGTAGGGAACAGCCTTGTTGTCGACCGTCACATAATCGAACAGCCACCACAGGACATAGGGCTCACCCGCGATGGTTCCAGTTGCGCTGGATGTAAGCCTGCAGAGGTCGGGGTGCGTCTCACGCTCCGCAGCAAGCTCCCCGTCGAACCCGATCAGCGCGCTGTGGCTGAGCCGTGTGGTCAGGTAGCGGTTCTTGAAGGGCTTCAGCGAGCGACCTGTCAGCTTCCCTGTCATGTTGAGCGCGCGCACGCCGTCAACCTTGGGCTGCGCAATCACCGGGAACTTGACCTTGGCTGGTATCCAGGTCTCAGCGAGCATGGGCTTCATTTGACGTTGTATCCTTCTGCTTCCAGCAGCTTAGCAAGGTCTGCCAAGCGAAGCAAGCCCCCGCGCGACATCTTTGCCACCTTGTCATAGAGCAGGCTGAAGTCCTCGGACATCTTCTTGTCCACCTTCTCCTGCTCAACTTCGTGTGCCTCGAAAAGCGTGCCGTTGTTTATCCCATCTTCAAACTCGCCCATCACCGTCGCAGGGACGTCAGTCGTCATGACCGCTACGCGATAGCCCATGAACCAGATTTCATCTGCGACGGTGTGGGTCGACATTACTCTTCTCCGAAGAACGCTGCGGCGGTGTCAGGGAACTCACCCTCGAGCATCAGCTTGCAGCCCTGGGCGATAAAGCGGTGCTCCGCCTGCACCCCTTCCATCGTGCGCTCCTTAATGTAGTGCAGCCACGTGCGGATGCTGAAGTGCAGATACATCACGGTCGGGACCAGCCCTTCCGGCAGGATGGTGCGAGCGACTTCCTTGGCGACCCCGCGCTGGAGCCACATCTTGTAATCCGCTTCATCGGACGCCGCCTTCAGCAGGATGTATTCATCCCAAGCGCGTGCAATCGCGTGTTCCTCTTCCGTCTCCGGCAAGCGGGACAGCTGGCGGTTCGTCGGGTGCTGGAACCTGCATTCGCGGGTCGTCAGGAGCTCGCCATATTCGGCATAGCGACCGCTGAATTCCTGGAAGCCGATTGCGGACAGGTGGCGCAGCACTTGCCGGCCGACGTCGCGGGTTGTGGTCACTTCGAGGCACATGCTTGCCATCTGGAAAGGCGACCAGTGATTGTGATCGATAAGATAGCGGATCAGCCGGGTGGCTGACGCATCCCTATTGCCCGGGTTACTCACCCGGGCAATATCGGCGATCAACTTGTCTCCATTGGGCGTGCAATGGGTGAAGGCGACCGAATGGTTCTTCATGCGCCCTTCTCCGGAGCGGCCGGGGGTGCCTGGGGCGGCACGGGCGGAGCGAGCGACGCGGTCGTCTGCTCGAACAGCGTGCGCGCCGCACTGCCCTCGGGCAACGATGCGCGGAAGCTGTCCATCAGCGACTCGCGTTGCTTGACGCGTTCCACCTCCAGCATCTGGGCGCCGAACTGTTGCTCCTTGAGCGTCAGCTCCTGGAACTCAGTGAGGTCGACCTTCTGCACCGCCCAGCGGTAATCGAAGTCCGCATCCACGTCGATGTCGGGCTTCTCGTCCACGCTGACCACATGCGCAAACTTGAGGCCGTTCTGCGGCGTCAGCACGATGACCGTCTGACCTTCCTTCACGTCCCATGCGAGCGGAACCTTATAGGTGTATCCGCGCCCACGGTCGCCGCCCCACGGAGGGGTCCGACCCTTGGTCTTCACCTGGCCCAGATTGACACGCTGGGGCGGTGCGCCCGAATCGTATTCGCCCAGGTCGGTGCCGTTGTCGTAGGTTCCCGCAGGCAAGACCTGATCCGTGAACGCCACCTTGATGGTCGTATAGGTCTGGTCGAGCAGGGAAAACAAGTGCTTCTGTTTCATGTCGTGGACTCCTTAATCCGTTTGCGTGCCAACCTCATTCCTACCTTAGCACGCTGGTCACAGAGGTTGTTCGTGACGTAACGTGCTTCTTCCCGTGTGGTGTGACCCTTAACGTGTCGGAAGGACACCGTCACACCGTGCTTCTCTTTAAGGGCGTAGAAGTGCTTTCGTGCGCCCCGTTCGTCCTTGGATAGTTCCTTCCGTTTACTTTCCAAAGCCAGTATAGCGCCAGTGCAGTCTGTTTGCAATAGCACATGGTCACCGGACTGTGCAATTCCAGACGCAAGGGCGAAGTAAAGCCCGTTCACAAGTGCTGCCATCTCAGCAGCGGTGGAGTTGTCGATAGGGTTCTGCATGGGCCCACCACCCCCTTGCCTGCCCCGCTCGCTGACGGCCCAATACCCGTATCCAGCAGCGCCAGACGTTGGGCAATGGGACGCGTCAGCTATCACCGTGACGCGCATTAGCTCCCGCGCTTGGGAATGGTGATGTCGAGCTGGGCCATCCCGGGCTTCACGACCAGCACACGATCGAAGATGGCCTGATCCGCTTCGCTCAGCTTGCGGTATTCCGCAACCTTCAGCTCAGGCTTCCAGATGATCAGCTTGTCCCATTCGAAGTCCACACCCTTCAGGTTGGACGTGTCGTCGGCCTTCGCTGCCTCGATAGCTGCCTTGAGCGCTTCCAGCTCACCCTCATCGACCTTGCGGTCAATGGTGTGGATCATCTTCAGGTTGGCGCCGGTGCCATCCTTCAGCGGAAGCGTGTTCGTGCCTTCATCCGGTGTCGGAAAGAAGAACTTGGCAATGCGCGAACGCATTAGCGACTCAGCAGTCTTGACTTCTGCGAGTTGCTTCTTGAGCAGATACCACTTGCTCAACTCCGCCGGGGTTACAGCGGTTTCTTCGGTAAGGTCTGCCATTGCTTACTCCTTTGCTTGTTGACCGGACCTATATGCAGCACAGGTCCGGTCAATGCAAGCGTTATTATGCGTCCTTGCCCAGCATACCGCGCTTGAGGCTTTCGTCCTCCGTGGGCTCACCCTTGAAGGGCTTGCGGGCGGGAATGATGCCCTCGGGTGGCTGCACCTTGTCCGCGCGGTCCTGGGCCTGCTGGTCGCTGTAGCTGAGCGAAGCATAGCGCTTGGACAGCTTGATAATGTTGGCGGACAGGCACTCGCCCCGCGACAGGCCGAACATAAGCGCCAGCGTGAGCATGGACACCGCAAGCGCGCTGAGCTGGTTCGTCAGCAGCTCCACGTCGAGCGCTTTGTTGTAGAGCGCCGCCTTCTTGACCGTGTCGAGCACCTGCGACCCGTGGACCGCAATGCTGGCCGCGTGCTGGATTGCAGCGTCCGGGGAAATGATGTTGTTGCGCGACTGTTCGTGCAGTGCGTCCCAGTCCAGAACGATGCCGGTGCGCTGCACAATCTGTTCCATGTAGAAGAACAGGTCGCCCAGCTCTTCGCGCAGGTTGACAACGTCGATGCCTTCGTTGGGCGGGAACAGGATAGCTTCGAGCAGCTCACCCGCTTCGCCACTGACGCCGGTGGCGCCGTGCCACAGGTCGACCGTGTAAATGGACAGGGTGTCCAGGATGTCCTGGGGCTTCTTGACAAGCGCGGCGACAAGCTGCGGATGCGTGATCTGTAGTGTGGTCATCATATTACTCCGTTGAACGAGGTGCTAAGCATAGCGCGCACCGTTGCACCATCACAACACATCATTTAGGCATCGTCCCCTAGCGCTGCATAATCGGGCAGCTTCAGGATGCGGTATGCCTTGCCGTGATGGGAATATGCCTCCACCAGCTTGTCACCCTTGACCTCCATAATGATGCCATTTGCAATCATCTGGAACAGGGCCTCGTCCAACGCCTTGCTTGTGCCGAACTTGTGCTTGTAGAAGCTGGACACGCGGGACACGCGCATCTGCAGATAGTTGCGTGGAACGATACCGTTCTCGCGCATTGCTTCCGGAATCTTGTAGGACGCTGGGACAGGCTTGCCAATGTATTGCTTCATGACATCCACCAGCTTGCGCTCACGTGAAGCATCATTAAGCCCAACGTCGCCACCCTCCAGGCGCTTGCGCATGATAGCAATGTCAGCTTCAATCAGGTTGATTGCCCATGTGGCGTGCCCGATGTCAATGATAGGGTTGCTGAAGTTGTCCCCTACTGCCAGCAGTGCAGCGACTCGCAGCACCTTCAGCGTTGCACGGTTCCACATCTGACGCCGGGACTCGTCTGTTGTGCCCCTGATGTTTTTTGCCGCCATAAGGCTGAAGTCTTGCAGCTTGCGGGCAGCTTCCTCAGTCCTAAGGACAGGTTGTGTCTCCCCGCGTGCGTTAGCAGTGTCAGCAGCGTTTGCGATGCTGCACAGATACATCACTAGCGCATCGTCCGGGCGCTCAAGGATGTTAGCGTTCTCGTCTGGGCGGTCACCCTCGTATTGGATCACAAGGAAGCGTGACAGGAAACCATCCTCCATCATGGACTCGGTCAAGCTGTCAAAGAACGTCTGCGGCGTTGACTCGCCCACCATACTGTAGGCAACTGATGTCAGCGCTTCGATATTGTTGTCCGTGGAGCTGTATCCAATGCCACCAACGATTGCGCGGGGTGCGGACTTCTGGTAGAGGTTTGTCATCTGCGTGCGCAGCGTTGTCATAGGGCCTTCCCTATCGTCCTCACCTGCGATGCGCTTCATGCGCCGTCCCCACTCACCGGACACATTGACGAACGAGTTGTTCCCCGCGCACGCTTTGATAAGTGCTGGTCCAGATGCAAACTCAGTGAAGTCCACGAAGTTCCCAAAGATGGGTGACTTCATAAGGCAAGCGCTGACCACATTAGCGATCCCGCTGTGCAATGCTTCCTTGCCGATTGCGGAGCGCGCAACAAGAACGATATACAGGTTCAAACCCGAACCGGGGATGTGCCATGCCTTGCCACAGATACCAGCCATCAGCCCTAGCGCGGCAGTGATGGACACTTCCTTGATGGGCAGATAGCTACTGTTGAAGATGTATTGCGCAAGCGCGCCCACAAATCCCGGAGGCCATTGCAATCCGCTTTCAACCGCGTGGATAGCAGCGGGGGTGACGGGTGCAGCTTGCGCTAGCTGGGCCTCGGGTGGCGCTGGAGTTGCTGTAGGCTCGCCTGTGCCGGGCACCTGTAGCGGGCTCACCGTGCGGGGTGCAAAGCTACCAAACGGACCGTCAACCGCTGTAGCCGCTGGCACACCCCCTTGCATAGCCGCTATTTCTTCGCGTGCTAGCCGTGCCTGTTCCAGAAGCATATCCGCAGCCATTAGCAGGCCGTCCATCTCCACGCTACGCTCACGCTCCTGGCGGTCACGGATGGTCTTAAGCGTGAAGTTGATATACTTGTTGTCCTTGACCGCCTTCTCCCGCTTGCCCAATCCCGACTCGCGGAACATGCGCCTGCACTGTTCGTTGCAGTCCGAGTAGAAGGTGAACATGGACATAAGCGCAAGGTCAGCTTCGGACTGGGATGGAAACGCGAATTCGTCCTCCCGCCACAGACCCTTGAACAGCTTGGTGAACTTGTCTCCATTGGCAGCACTGGTGGCCATGTGCAGCAGATACCAGTCATCGAACTGCTCGGGCAGTTCCTCCAGCTCCACAACCTTCTGCATGGGGCGCATCCGCGTCACCATGTTGAGCAGCATGTGCTCACGGTTCTCAATCGTCTTGGACAATACGACGTCGCCCGTGGAGATAATGAATCGCTCCTGCGAATACACCTCCACCCCGTCACGCCGGTAGCCCTTGCCAATCTTACCGCGGATCCATGTGTGGAACCCCTTGCCGGACTTGGACTTTTCCGTGTAGCTATCGAAGGACTTCATAATGTCCTGATAGAACTGAAATTGGTCTGGGCTGGTCCACTTGTCCGGTTCATCCGGGTGCGTGGCAGCGTCCTTAACGTCCAAGTCAATGCAGCTGAACGGGTCCGCATCGTTGAGGATATAACCGATCGTGTAACCCGTCTGCGTGATAGTGACGCCTTGCGGGTTGACCCATGTGGTCACCGTATCACGGTTCTCCCATGCAAGCGTGGCGGCAGCCTCAAACGTCATCCATTCGGATGGTGCAGTGACACTAATGTTCCGCAGCTTGCCGTTGATAAGCGCCATCGGTGCTTTGCTTGCACCTGCCACCGCCCACTGTGGGCGTTCACGCAACGCTTCTGGAATGCGCGTCCAGTTATTGACGGGCCTCACGCTGTTGCACGCTGCGCACGGTTGGCGGCCCAATCAGCTAGGTAGGGCTGAAGCGGCGCTCGCTCCCACAGCAGGATCTGCGGTTGCCCATTCGGGCGGCGGAGCACAATGGCATCGGGCAAGCGCCCAGTCTTAAGCGCCAGCAGAACAGTTGTTCTGTGGATGCCCAGTTGCTGACAGACTTCCGTGCTGCTGATGTATTTATTGTCAAACTCAAGCTGTGCAGACACAGACAACCCCCAGGCGTGATATTGCAACCGTTAAGCGACCCTAACGCAGCATGTGCTTAGTCGCAAGCGGCTACTTGTTGATGCGGTAATTATCCACTGCATCCCTAGCGGATCGGGCCTGGAGCTCAGCTTGAGCCACAGCTTCCTCCGCGCGCTGCACACGCTCAGCACGGTCCAGCTTGGCCTGGGCAATAGCAGCGTCCATGTCGGATTTGGCGCGCTGGATCTCGCCCTTGAGCCACTTGCGTCCCTCGACTGCATTGTGGTCAGCAGCTTTAGCAGCCTTGAGCAGCGCGTCCAGGTCAGGGTCATCGGATCCAGGGCTGTTGCGCAAGCGGTGCCTCGCGACACGCTCACGATTGAGCCTAGCCTCACGCTCTTCCCTTGTCTCGTTAGGATTGTCCGGGTTCCGCTTGTTGGCTAGCATCCACTCCTTAGCGCGGTGGACATAGCGGTCCAGCTCATGCCCAAAGGAACGCGGATGTGAACCCTCCAGCGTGCGCAGGGCGTGGAGCATGTCATACAGGGTTGGGCAGCGGTGCGACGCTGGGGCATCCTTCGGCCACCAGCTAACCACATTAGAGAACGCCTGAAGGTCACCGGGTTCAACCCATGTGGACGGGTTAGCGATTTGTTCAGCAGGCACACCGCTGGCAAGCAGATAGTCACGCTGGTCCTGAACGCACTGGATAAAGTGGACCCATTGCACGGTCTCACTATCCGCTGTCCGCAGCCAAGCAATGGATGGAGGGATAGCAAGGAATGACATTGTGCTGCACCTTAGATAAGGATGAGTGGATATATGCGGATGCTGCATTATAGCGCGTGGGCGTGCGTATGCAAGGGCTATGTAATGGGGAAGGTTGGATAAGAGCGTGCGCTGTAATGTAATGCAGAACAGAAGACGTAGAAGAGCATTAAATTAACAGGAAACGCAGAAACCCCTAATACCCTAAGTCCATTACAATGCGCTGCCACTTTTTATGCAAAATGCATGTAATGCTAATGGTGCTATACTCTGAAATAATATGTTAATGTGTTAATATCCCCTATAGGGTTTAGGGTTTGCTTTCTGTCTGTTGTTGTGTGTTATGCAGAAC